GAAGCCGGGAACACCCCGCTGCCTGCTGATGAACCGGAGACCAACTGATGCCGCTCACTCAAGTATCCGCCGCGCTGCTCAGTAGCGAAGCCAACGCACAGGGGTTCCGTAACCGCATCATCAATGGTGACATGCGGATTGATCAGAGAAATAACGGGTCAGCGGTCACCATAAACTCAGCAACGCAAACTTATACTTTGGATAGGTGGACGGGCTATGGGCAAGCATCGGACGGGGTGTTCACCGTGCAAAGAAGCACTGTCGCTCCTGCCGGGTTTACAAACTCCGCGCTGATCACGGTAACGACGGCGGATGCCAGCATCGGCGCGGGGCAGGTCTATGCGTTCTCTCAATTCATTGAGGGTTTCAACACCGCCGACTTGGGGTTCGGTACGGCTGGCGCACAGACTGTAACTGTCTCTTTCTTGGTTCGCTCCAGCGTGACGGGAACGTACAGCGCCACGCTATTCAATAGCGCCTATAACCGAGGCTACACGGCAACTTTCACTATCAATGCTGCCAATACGTTTGAGTACAAGACTTTCACCATTCCTGGCGATACGGCTGGAACGTGGCTGACTGATAACGGCGTTGGTCTTCGGCTATGGATTGCGCTTGGCACAGGCTCCACGTTTAAGGGAACCGCTGGCGCTTGGAACGCCGGAACGACTTATGGCGCTACCGGGCAAGTTGATTTGATCTCCACCAACGGCGCAACCTTCTACATCACCGGGGTGCAACTGGAAGCAGGCACTGTGGCCGAGCCTTTCGAGCGCATTGACTACGGGCGGCAGTTGATCCAGTGCCAGCGGTATTTTGAAATGTCATTCCCGCAGGGGACCGCGCCAGCTACAAACACTGCAAAAAACCAAAGTGTGGCAATGACTGTTGGAACAATTGGCAGTGTTGAATACACATCAAGCATTAAATACAGCGTCACAAAACGGGCTACACCAATTTTGACGTTTTATAACCCGAACGCCGCAAGTAACACGATGCGAATTTATGGAGCGGCGGGGTCTGCGGGGGATTTCCCCCCTACAATTAACTCGCAAAGCGACAACAGCTATAACCTTTCTTATACAAGAACGGGCGACACAATATTTGAATTTCACTGGGCCGCTGCTTCAGAGCTTTAATCATGTTCGGAATTGCAAGCTTCGCCCAGTCACCGTTTGCCTCGCTGGCAGGGACGAACTTTGTCCTTTCCTTGTCGGAGAACCTGAACTCCGACGACGCTAGCACGCAGCTTTACGCGTTCCTTCAGAGCCAGACTGAAAACGTCACGATGGAGGAGGTTGACTCCACCGCCGGCATTTTCTTCGGGGCCGTGAACGAGAACGTGGGGATGGACGACGCCAGCGCCCAAACATCGACGTTCCTGCAATCCATCACGGAAGACAGCAATTTAAACGACACCTTGGCTATTGCTGCCCAGTTCGCCCAGTCCGTGACGGAAGACGCCGTCCTTGCAGACGACGCGGTGGCTTTCTTTGCCGCCTTGCAGTCCCGCACGGAGGACATCATTGAGGTGGCTGACTTCAGCACCCAGCAGTCCAACTTCTCCCAGTCCATCACCGAGAACGCCAATCTGGACGATGTCCGGGACATCACTGCGCAGTTCCCCCTGTCGGTGTCTGAGGCGCTGACGATGAACGACTTCCAGTCCATCGCCGCCCAGTTTGCTGCTGCCGTCTCTGAGAACGTGTCGGTCGATGACTTTAGTGTCATCATCAGCGTGTTCGTGGACTCCATCACGGAGAACCTGTCGGCGGCGGACGCTCAGGTGGTCACAACCAACTTCCTGATCTCTCTGATCGAAAACCTGAGCAGCGACGATATCCGGGCCATCACGGCAGCGTTTAACGTGGCGATCAGCGAGAACGCCGCTTTGGCCGACAGCTTCGGGGTGGGCGGCTGGATCAAGATCATCAGTACCCAGAACCCTGACTGGGTCAATATCACCGACACGCAGACGCCGGGCTGGACTGGAATAGATGACGCCCAGAACCCTAACTGGCAGAATATCCCTAATTCCCAATAAGGAGCCTCGTAATGAGCACCTATTCCCCCAGCCTGCGGATCGAGTTGATCACGACGGGCGATCAAGCCGGTACGTGGGGTAACACGACCAACACCAATCTGGGCACGCTGGTTGAGTCGGCCATTGCGGGGTATGTATCCGTCTCCATTACTTCGGCCAACCAAGCGCTCACGGCCCTGAACGGTGCGGCTGACCAAGCCCGCAACATGACGATTGCCCTGACGACCACCACCGGGGCTAACTTCGCGGTCTATGCGCCCCCGGCGGAGAAGACCTACGTCATCTATAACGCCAGCGCGTACACGGCCACGATCTACAACTCCACGGTGATTGGCAACACGACCGCTGCGGGTGCTGGGGTGGCTATTCCTGCGGGCAAGACCATGACGGTCTGGTCTGAGGGAACCAACTTCTATTTCCAGAACACCCACATCATCGGCACGTTGGTGGGCAACGTCACGGGTAATGCCGACACTGCCACCACAGCGACTACTGCCACCAACGCTAACAATATCAACATCAGTGCGACGACCAGCTCTGACACCACGACTTCCTTGGTGCTGGTGGGTGCGCAGGCTACGGGTAACCAGTCACCGTTCATCGACAGCGGGCTGGCCTACAACGCCAACACCAACACCCTGAGCACGGACAACGTGGCGATTGGTGCCGGTACTCTGACGACCACCAACTGGACGATCACGGAGTCTGCCGGCAAGCTGCTGTTTAGATATGGTGGCGTGACGGTTGCGTCTATTAACACCAACGGTGCAATTGTTTCCGCCAACGATGTGACGGCATTTGGTACTCCTTAAGGATCAGATATGGCTCTGCCTTCTTCTGGCCCCTTGTCGCTTACCCAGATACAGACTGAGTTCGGGGGGTCTAACCCCATCAGCATGTCTGAGTATTACCGTGGGGGTGCGTTTGTAACCTCCAACAACACGACGGTTCCCACCTCCGGGGCCATCTCGATCAGCAACTTCTACGGCACGGTTAAACGTATCTTCATCCCGCTGACCATCTCTTCCTCGACGTACAACTACGATGTGTACGCCAACCGGGGTGGTACGTACATTGCCGGCATCTCTGACATCCAAGTCACGGTGAACGGCGGGGTGTTTGTTGGCAGCACTTCGACCGGCGCATACGCCATGCTGGTGACCAACTCGTTTAACGCGGGGGATACCGTCACCATCATCAACAACGGCGTCATCGAGGGCATGGGTGGTAACGGCGGCGACTCTCAGTTTGCTGCTCAAAGCGGGGGCAACCCCGGCACCAATGCCGGTAACGCCCTGTACATCAACCGGGCCACGACCATCCAGAACAACAACGTGATTGCTGGTGGCGGCGGTGGCGGCGGTGGTGGTTCTGGCTGGACACCGGATAAAGGCGGCTCTGGCTGGGGCGGCGGTGGTGGCGGTGGCGCAGGCTTTAACCCCGGAAGCGGTGGCGGCGGCGCTTTTCCCGGCAACAATGGAACAGACAGTGCGGGCGGCGCAGGCAACCCCGGCGACTTCCAAGGCATCGGTGGTGGTGCTGGTGGTGGTCGTGGAGCTAACGGTGCAAACGGCGCAGCAACTGGCGGTGCCAACCCCCGTCCGGGCGGTGCAGGCGGTGCTGCCGGCTTCTACATCGTTGGTAATAGTTTTGTTACATGGACCGCGACCGGCACGCGGCAAGGTCCAGCATCTTAATTGGAGCAACAATGAACAGCATCAAATTCAAAATCCAAGGGTACGACGAGGCCAGCAACTCGCTGCTGGTTTCCTTTGCCTCCGACACGACGGCCAGCACCGACCCGGCAACATACACCGCGTATGCCTTTCAACCGATGACCATGTGGCCCGATGTCACCGATACTGAAGAGATTAAAAAGCGAATTGCTCAGGCTGGCATCTATCAAGCCAAACTGCAAGAGGCTAAAGAGAAGTTTGCCGCTGATCCCCAGCAGGCTGCCAAGTTCAAGCAGATGGTCGGTCAGACGCATGAGTTCACAGTTGCTCAACTTGCTGACAGCGACACCACCCCGATTGCAACGGTGTAAACATGATCCGCAAACCATTCGCCGCGTTTGGCCGCGTTCTTTACGCCAACTACTACGAAGCCGGATATACGGTAGAAGCCAGCACCTTTGCAAACAGCAAGACCGTCCTGCTGTTTACAGAAGGCAGCATGATCGCTCGGGATAAGACGACCGGAGAAGTGGTGCATCGGTGTGTTCCCGGCTGGATCAACAAAGGGAACTACGAGGACCGTGTACTCAGTTGCATCTCTGAAGTTCCTAGCGTGTCTTGGTGCTATGACCCGAAGGTGAACCATGACTACGTGCCCGTCATTGAGCTGGTGGCCATGAAAAAAGGGCAGATCATGGAGTTCCCGGAAGGCACATCTTTGTTCTTGTGCCATGGCACTTTGGCCATCAACGGGGCTGACCATGCGGCACCTCGCCAAATCGCAGTGCGTTCTGCAAAAGCCACTGCAACCGCGTCCACAGATGTATACGGGCTAATCTTCAAGTGAAGCACGCGGCGCAGCTCAACTACCAAATCGACATGCGCCCTCTTATGTCGTCAGTCATTGGCCCTTTGCGTGATTACGGCAAGCTTCAAAAATATGGGAAAAGCCTGCCGGGCGGAGAGGCCATGGTAGCTTCCGGGTGGGCAGCCAAGAATAAGAGCGTCAGCAACGCGGATCTGTTCATTGATCAGTTGCCGAGCAAGCTGCTGGAGCTTGAGCGCCCCTACGTGATTATTCTGGAGCTGCCTGCTTCAGATGTTGCCAACCCGATCCTTCCGGCCCACAGGGACTACAACAAGACCTGCGGCATCAACGTCTACATTGATGCTAATGGTGAAGTAACAAAGTTTTACAACTGGAACCAAGAGAAGCGTCAGTCCGAATATGTGGAAGAGTTCTGCGCCAACGCCGGGGAGATTTGGGCAATGGATACAGATGTGCCGCACTCGGTGACCTTGGTTCCAAACAAAGCAAGGCGCATGCTGTCGTTCTGCTTCACGAAGACAAAATACAACGAGGTGGTTGAGTGCTTCACCAGAATGTGATCCGCGAGGTGACGGTAGACAACGGGCGCAAGCTGCGGGTCTACGACAACGTGTTTGATTTGGAATACAGGAGCAACCTGTACGCCTTTGCGCAGAAGTCCATGTACCGGATCGGCTGGGCCGACGGCAATATCGTGGAGAACAGCAAGCACCAGTTTTTACACGCCCTGTACTCCCCGGAAGACATTGAGCGCATCCAGTTAGTCCCCAAGCTCAAGGCAACGCCTGTCGGCCAAGAGATGGAAGGGTTCAACCTGACCAAGTGCGTCATGAATCTGTCCACCCCGTCGGACGCCAACTTTGTCCATGCCCACCCAGAAGACAAGGTGCTGCTGTACTACGTCAATCTGGAGTGGCGCGACGGCTGGCACGGTGAGACGCTGTTCTATGACGAGCCAATCAAAGAGGTGATGTTCGCCAGCTCCTACACGCCAAACCGCTTGATTGCGTTTGACGCCAAGATACCGCACACCATCCGCCCGCAGTCGCATATCGCGCCGTTCTATCGTTTAACCCTAGCGTTGATTTACAACAAATGCTGATCGTGCTTGATGATGTGTTGGACGACGCTCATCGCTCTGCGGTGGTGGGATTCTTTTCGTCCAGCAATCAGGCCCGATCCATGAAATGGCAGCCCGGCACCCTAGCTGGGATTCAGGATGACCAATCGCCCATGGCGCTGCTGGTGAAGGCGGCCTCCAAGTTCTTTGACCTGACATCCATGATTGGGTGCGAGTACTGGGCGCACTATGGCACTCGCCCGGACTGGCACATCGATAAGGACGAGGCCCTGCAAAACACCACCGGCGAGGTGGCTCATCCGCTTTGCAGCATCGTGTACTACGCTGATGTAAATGTGACTGGCGGCGCATTCATGACGGAATCTATTACCGTCAAGCCGATCACCAACAGAATGGTTGTTTTTTCCCCCGGCATCTTGCATGGGGTAGAGGAATATACGGGAACGCGGATGTCCGTGGCGGTTAATCCGTGGAGTAAAAAACCGATGGGGTATCCAGATTTAGGGTAGCGACATGTTGGATTGGCTGGTATCCCTCGCCTTAGCAGTCATTGTTGTATCAGTGATTGTCACGCTGGTGTACCACACAGTCCCTATCATCTTTGTTTTATTTCGTGGCTAATTATGATCGACCCTATCACCGCATTTGCTGCCGCGCAAGCTGCGGTGGCAGGTATCCAAAAGGCCATCAAACTTGGCAAGGACATCAACGGCCTTGTCGGTGAGTTTGGCAAGTTCTTTGATGCCCGGGATGTAGTCCAAAAGGCTGCTAACGACGCGGGCAAGTCAGGCAAGTCCGACACCGCACGGGCGATGGAAATCGTGATGCAAGCCAATGCTCTGCGAGAAGCGGAGGAGGCCCTCAAACATCAATTGGTCTACGGCGGGTACCCCGAACTTTGGGAGATGATGCTCAAAGAACGGATGAAGATTAAGCAGGCCAGGGAAAAAGCCGAAAGGATTGCTGCGGCTGAGCGCAAGAAGGTTGTGGCCGAGCGCCTACTGGCAGCTCAGATCATCGGCGGTGCCATCTGCGTCATCATTATTGGCGTCATCGTAGTCTTCATCATCCGGCAGGCTGTGTCGTGAGCGAAGAGAAGATCAACCACAACAGTCTGATCGACAAGGTCCTCAGCTATGTGGACTCTCCGTTCAAGCTGTTTGCCATCCTCCTGATGGCGATCTTTGCATTCGTGGGCTACTTCATCTGGCAGAACCAAGCGTTCCTAATCGGGGCCTACAAGGAACAGCAAAAGCTGCCCACCATCGCGGAAGACCGGGTGGAGGATGCTGCGGCGCATCTATTTCGGAACACCGACGCTACAGTCGTAGCTATATTCAAGGTAAACCCTATGTTCGGCACCCGCGTCCTGCATCGGGCGTATACCAAGCAGGGCAGGGAGAAGGAACACGAGGGGCTGGATGTGGGCCTTTTTACCTCCAATGTCGCCAACAATAGGGACGTTGTGGCGCTCATGGCCGGTGAGATTCCGTGCGGTCACTACAAGACCGCGCAGTCCGAGATTGGTCTGTGGTATATGGAAAAAGGGATGACCTACGGGTGCCGGGTCAGTGTGCCGCCCGAGCAGGGCAAGTTTGTCGGACAGATCACCGTGGGGTGGAGAGAAGAACCGCCGGATGTGGACCAGTACCGCGTCCTCTTGCAAATTGCAGCAACCATGCTTTCAAGGAGTAAACAGTAATGGAATGGCTTAAACAAATCGCGCCCACTATCGCCACTGCGATGGGTGGACCCTTGATGGGTATGGCTGTCTCCGCAGTGTCCAAAGCGATTGGGGTGGAGCCTGAAAAGGTTCAGGACCTCATCTCCAGCGGCAAGCTGACCTCCGAGCAGATTGCGCAGATCAAGATCGCTGAGATTGACCTCCAGAAGCAGGCTAACGAGCTGGGCCTGAACTTTGAAAAGCTGGCTGTGGACGACCGCAAAAGTGCCCGCGAGATGCAGGCGACGACCCGCTCCATCGTCCCTCCGGTTCTGGCTGCAATCGTCACTATCGGGTTCTTCGGCATCATGGTGATGATGCTGCTGGGCAAAGTGGACTCCAACAACCCCGCCATCCTCATGATGCTAGGTAGCCTCGGCACCGCTTGGACTGGCATCATTGCTTATTACTTTGGTTCTAGCGCTGGTTCGCAGGCCAAGACCGATCTTCTTTCTAAAGCACCTGCAATTAAATGATGAGCCTCGCCAACACCCTCGCCAAACTCAAGATCAGCGTTGACTGGGTCGAACCTCTGGAAGAGGTCTTCCAGCGCTACGAGATCAACACCCCGGAGCGCCAAGCTGCGTTTATTGGCCAGTGCGCCCATGAGTCCATGAACTTCACCAAATTGGAGGAGAACATGAACTACAGCGCAGAGGGCCTCATGAAGACATGGCCGAGCCGCTTCCCGACGCTGGAGTCCGCCAAGCCCTATCACCGCAACCCCGAGAAAATTGCCAATAAAGTATACGCAGGGCGTATGGGCAACGGGCCGGAAGAAACGGGTGAGGGGTGGCTGTACCACGGGCGTGGGCTGATTCAGCTCACCGGCAAGGACAACTACACGCTGGCCGGGGATGCCTTGAATATGGACTTCATCCACAGCCCGGATTACGTGCTGGTCCCCAAGTACGCGGCGCTCACCGCCGGGTGGTTTTGGAACAAGCGCAACCTCAACAAAGAGGCTGATGCTAAAGACTTCACCGGGATGACAAAGAAGATCAACGGCGGTACCATTGGGCTAGACGACCGTATTGCGCATATTAAACACGCGCAAGAGGTTTTGACCGCATAAAGGGGCGCTCATGCCGCTGCAAAAACTCCAGCTCAAGCCCGGTGTAAACAGAGAATCCACGACGCTGGCTAACGAAGGCACTTGGTTCGAGATGGACAAGGTGCGCTTTCGCTCGGGCTACCCGGAGAAGCTTGGCGGCTGGGTGCGCGATACCGGCGGTTACTACAACAACGGCACGTCTTTGGCTCCGCCGACTGGATCATTTTGGGGCACTTGCCGGGCGTTGTGGAACTGGGTGAATCTTGCAGGCTACAACCTGATTGGCTTGGGCACGCACCTGAAGTACTACATCCAGCAGTCCAACGGTGGTAACTTCTATGATGTCACGCCACTGCGTGATGTAAATGCGATTGCATCTAATGCCTTCACGACCACCAACGGCTCGACCACTGTTGTTATCAATGATCCGGGCTATGGCGCTGGTAATGGTGACTTTGTCACGATCTCCGGCGTGGGCGGTGCGGTCAACGGCATTCCTGCTGCGGCGCTGAACAAAGAGTTCCGCGTTACCTATATTGATTCGTCTACCTACAGCATCACAGTCAGCTCTCCGGCCACGTCTTCTGGAACCACTGGCGCTGCAACGTTCAGCTACCAAATTTCCATCGGCCAAGAAATTTTTACCACACTCACAGGTTGGGGCGCTGGCGGATACGGCGGTACAGTTACGATTGCTGCGACGACGACGCTAAACGGCGCACTCAACGACAGCGCCACGACCATCACGGTTGTCTCCACTACAGGCTTTGCAGCGTCTGGCGTCATTGGCATCGAGGGTGAGTACATCACCTATTCGGGTAAAACCGGCACAACTTTCACTGGCTGCACCCGAGGCGTGGGTAGTACCGCTGTGGCGCACGCAGACGGCACCGTTGTTAATCAATACAGCAACGCAACCGGCTGGGGCGAGTCTGCAACATCGGGCGTTGGTGTGCAGTTGCGTTTGTGGAGCCAGACCAACTTTGGTCAAGACCTGATCATCAACCCTCGCGGGGGGGCGCTCTACCTGTGGAAGGTAAATGCTAACCCAACAATCTATGACAGGGCGGTGCTGCTCTCACCCACAAGTTCGGGCGCGTACCAGACGGATGCTGGCTGCCCCAGTATTTGTAACTCCGTCTTGGTCTCTGATGCCTCGCGTTTTGTGATTGCGTTTGGCTGCAACGACTACGGCCTTACTGAGCTTGATCCTCTTCTGGTCCGCTGGTCTGATCAGGAAGATTACGCCACTTGGACCCCGTCGGCTACCAATCAGGCCGGCAGCTATCGCCTGTCCACCGGCTCCAGCATCGTTGCCCACCAACAAACCCGTCAGGAAATCTTGGTCTGGACGGATGCTGCGATCTATTCCATGCAGTATCTTGGCCCGCCGTTTACTTGGGGCTTCCAGATTCTGGGCAGCAACACTTCTGTTGCCGGTCCCAACGCTGTTGCAACCGCAGCCAACATTACCTATTGGATGGGGTTGGACAAGTTTTACATGTACTCAGGTCGTGTGGAAACCCTGTACTGCCCCCTACGCCAGTACATCTTTGGCGACATCAACCTTCAACAGCAATATCAGTTTATTGCTGGAACGAACGAGGGTTACAACGAAATCTGGTGGTACTACTGTTCGGCCAATTCCACTGTGATTGACCGCTACGTTGTTTACAACCACCTTGAGCGTGTGTGGAGCTATGGCACTTTGTCGCGTACCGCGTGGCTGGATTCGCCTCTGCGTGACTTCCCGGTGGCTACAACCTATGGCAATCAGTTGGTCTACCACGAGAATGGTGTAGACGACGGCACCACCAACCCGCCTAGCCCGATCAGTGCGTACATCCAGTCTGCCGACTTCAACATCGGTGACGGGCATAACTACGGCTTTGCATGGCGCATGATCCCCGACATCACGTTTGACGGCTCTTACGTCAACAATCCGCAGGTCACGTTTACACTGCGCCCGCGTCAGAACCCCGGCTCCAACTACGGTACGGCAGACACGCCGACGGTGACCAGCACGCAGAACTTTCAAGGCCAGCGCAACTACACGGTCCAGCAGTTCACGGAGATCATTTACACCCGCATCCGTGGCCGGCAGATGGCATTCAAAGTTAGCTCCGACGGGCTTGGGGTGAACTGGCAGTTGGGTGTGCCGGCAATTGATATCCGTCCTGATGGAAGACGCTGATGACCCAGATCGTTACATCTGAGTTTGAGATCAATCGGGTTGTCGCCCCACGCCTGCCCACCGCTCCGCCTGACTACGAGAAGCGCTATCACGATCAGTTTGGCGACATTCTGCGCCTGTACTTCAATCAGGTAAACAACATTCTTGGGCAGTTACGTACTTTTGATTTAATTCCACCAACCACAAACTACACGGTTGCCACCTTGCCCAGCGCAGCAACATCGGGGGCAGGGGCACGTACCTTTGTGACCAACGCTTTGACTCCTACCTTTGGAGCTACCGTTGTAGGTGGCGGCGCTGTCTTTACCCCAGTTTACTCGGATGGCACCAACTGGAAGGTTGGCTGATTGCCTATAAGAACCCCCCATGTTAGACTCAATTAACCCCTATTCCGTGAGGCCCCAATGAGCCTACAACTTGCCGCAAACCATCTGGCTGCTCAAGGCCGAGGGCCGGACACAATGCTTGTCCATATGGCTCCGAGTGAAGTCAAAAGCCTTCAATCGATTGCTATGGCTCATGGCGGGTCACTCACTACTAACCCGCAGACTGGTTTGCCTGAAGCAGGTTTTCTAAAGAATCTTCTGCCGATGATCGCCGGCATGGCGCTTGCGCCTTTAACTGCTGGTACTTCTCTTGCGTTTCTTGGCACTCCCATGGGAGCAGCTCTTACGGTTGGCGGCTTGCAAGGTTTGCGCACTGGCAGTTTAAAAAAGGGCGTGATGGCTGGTCTTGGCGCTTATGGTGGTGCAGGCCTTGCAGGTGGTCTGGCTCAAAGTGGTATTCAAGCAGGACTAGCTCCTGAGTTGGCTGCGGCACAAACTGGTGTGCAGCAAGTTGCTAGTGCTGTGCCTTCTGCCGGGTTGGCTCCAGAAGCTGTGGGTCAATATGCAACAGACATTCTTAGCAAAACCCAACCGTATGTAAATGCAAGCAATGCCGCAACCCAAGCTTTTAACACCGGGTCTTTTGCTGATCGTCTTGGAACGATTGGTCAAGGTGTTAAGAGCTTAGGCTCTCAAGGTGGTCTTGAATCATTCATGCAAAACGTGGGTGGTGCCAAGAAATTGATGCAATATGGTGGCGCTGCGGCAGCCCCTGCACTGTCTTCTATGCTTGAGCCAAAGACTTCTGTGGCTCCAGTAGACAGTGAGCAGTATCGATACTCTTACGACCCCGGTCGTCAAATGCCTCCTACCCGCGAGGGTGACATGGGTGAGTACACTTATTTCCGCCCAAGCTTTACTCGTTTAAATCCCACCACTGCGATGGCCGCTAACGGTGGCCTGATGGACTTGCCGGTCGAGCGCATGTCTGATCGCAACGATGCAATGATGGGCATGGCTAACGGTGGACAGATGTATGCCGCTGGCGGCATCTCGCATCTGGGTGATTACTCTGATGGCGGTCGTCTGCTGCGCGGCCCCGGTGATGGCGTGAGCGATGACATCCCTGCCACGATTGCCAACAAGCGTCCTGCACGTCTTGCTGATGGTGAGTTTGTGGTGCCTGCCCGTATCGTCTCTGAGTTAGGCAACGGCTCGACTGAGGCTGGCGCACGCAAGCTGTACGCCATGATGGACCGGGTGCAGAAGAACCGCAACAAGACGGTTGGTAAAGGTAAGGTTGCTGTGGACAGCCGCTCTGAGAAGCTGCTGCCGGCATGAAAGATCAAGGCACGTTAGAGTGGTTTGGGGGCAATCAAGATGCCCTGAACATGTATCGTGCGTTTGTAAATCTGGCGCACACATGGGACGACATGATTGACCGGGACAAGCCGGTGAGCGCCGATGACATCAACCGCGCTTTCTTGACCTGTCTGGTGTATCTCCCCGCCAATCCGTTTTACCGCGCTATCCAAGACCAGATCATGCCGATGTGGTTGGTTGTGGTCTCTTCGTATGAGACCGCCAACGCTTTCGAGAAAGCTAAAGACCCGCACGGCATCGAGATTGCACACAGCCTGCGATATGCGGCAGGCAACATCATTGCGTATGCGGTCCATGTTTGTCTGGGCGCAGAGAAAGCAAAAGAAGTTTTGCCGGAAGTCTGGAAGGCCATGTTTTATGAGCGGTTCGACGACTACCGCAAGGAGCACCTAAGTGAATCCAATTAAATTTATTCTTTCCGCGCTCCGTTTTGCAGGTTTATTTGGCCTACAGCTAGGCAGTGATAGCCCCAGTACCCCTGAAAAGCAAACGCAAGTTTCTGATCTGCCGGACTGGGCCAAGCCGTATGCGAAAGAGGTGCTTGGCAAGGGCCAAGCGCTGACGGACGTCAACAAGAATCCGTACCAGACCTACGGCGGCGAGAGAATTGCTGGATTCTCTCCCATGCAACAACAGTCGTTCCAAGGCGCGGCTGGCATGCAGCCTTCGCAGCTTGGCGCTCAAGCCGGCCAGTTTGCTGGCGCTGCCACCATGGGCGCTCTGGGCGCACAGTACGACCCGTTCCGCATGGGTCAATTTACATCTGGGCGTGCCGCTCAGTACATGAACCCGTTTATTGAGCAGGCAATGGAGCCGCAGCTTCGGGAAGCCCAGCGCACCTCTGAGATGCAGCGCGTTGCCGATATGGGGCAAGCCACCCGTGCAGGTGCTTTTGGCGGTGGCCGTCAAGCCATTCTTGAGGCAGAGCGTCAGCGCAATCTGGGAACCCAACTGGGTGACATTCGCGCTAAAGGCTACATGTCTGCCTTTGATCAGGCACAACAGAACTTTGCCCGTGAACAACAACTGCGTGAGCAGTCTCGTCAGTACGGTGCTGGTCTGGGCATGCAAGGCTTGCAAACCGCTTTGCAAGGCGCAGGTCAGATGGGTCAACTGGGTGGTCAGCAGTTCCAGCAGGGCATGGACATTAACAAGCTCCAGAACCTGTACGGCACGCAGCAGCAGCAACTGGAGCAGCAGCGACTAGGTCAGAACTATCAGGACTTCCTGAACCAACAGCGCTATCCGTACCAGCAGCTTGAGTTCATGTCGAACCTGCTGCGTGGCACCCCGATGGGCACGGTCCAGACCTTGTACGGTGGTCAGCCTAACAATCTCGGCACGCTGGTCGGCGCGGGCATCGGTACCTTTGGTGCTTTAAGCCGTGGTGAAGGTTTAAACCGTGCTGAAGGCGGCATGGTTGATTCCTATGCCGAAGGCGGTGTGACTGACACCCGCAACGTTGAAGACATCCTTGACAAGCTGTCTGACCAGCAACTGCAACAGGCCCAGCAATCGGCTATCGCCCGTGGTGATGCTGTGCAGCTTCAGGCTATTGCCCAAGAGATGGCGCAACGCGCCTCCATGCGCCGTGGTGTTGCTGCTGGCATCCCTGATCAGTTCGCAGACAGCATGGAAGAAGGCATGGCTGCGGGGGGTATCGTGGCCTTCGCCAACGGCGGTGACATTGATCCTCTGGCTCAGTTTAGCGGCATGGACCCCGCCTCCCTAGCCATGGATGAGGCTCGTCGCCAATCTGTCATGGCAAACCGTAAAGCGGCAGAAGAAGAGCAGCGTCTTGAGTTTCTAAGGACCGCAGCCCCTGAAATTGCAGCTCGCATGGAGAAGGAGCGTAAGCCTGCTGCTGCTCCCGCCCCGACTCCGGCTCGGCAAGCTGCTGCTCCTGCCCCCGCTCCCGCCCCCGCACCTTCAGCCAAGGCCACCAAAGAGGTGAAGAAAGCCTCCGCAGCTATTGCCCAGAGCGCAGGCGTGTCAGAGAAGTCGATTGCCGATGAGGCGATGTCTATCTATGAGCGCATGCAAGGCCTGCACAAAGGCGAGCGCGATGAACTGAACAAGTTGATTGAAGCTCAGAAGGGTAAGGCTGGAGAGATCAAATCTCGCGGCCTAGCCGATGCTTTGATGAACTTTGGATTTACTATGGCGGCCAAGGCAGCCAGACCCGGTGCTACCTTTTTGGGTAGCGTTGGTGAAGCTGCCCCGGCGTTTGGTGCTTCTATCATCAAGACGCAAGAGCTGGAAGCTGCTGCCAACGACAACTACAACAAGCTGTTGATGGAGCAGAAGAAATACGATATCGCCACCAAGCGCGGCGACATGAAGGAAGCGGGAGACTCCGCCGACAAGATTGCACGTCGCCGGTTTGAGCAGGAGAAGCTCAACAAGGAGATCGAATACCGTAACCGCGCACTGTCTGTGCAGGCTGCTGGCCGTGATACAGCACTGCTTCAGATTGCAGATCGCATCATGGCGCAGCCCGGATACAAAGGTTCTCTGGAAGATGCTCTGCGGGTTGCCTCTGGGGTGCAAGGCGGCGTGGATATCCGTACCGATTTCAACCGCCAGAAGCTCTTGGCAGATAAGCTGGAGAAGGACACCTCGCTCAAGCTGTTGAACCTTGAACTCAATCAGGCAAAAACCGAAGCCGACCGAGCCAAGATTCAAGGTAAGATTGATCAGCGTAAAGCCGCAATCATGCAGGATGTAAACGTGCAGACTGGCGGTGCGGCCCCTGCGGCAGCCGGTACAGTGATGCGGTTTGATGCTAAAGGCAACCCCATTCAGTGAGGTCTAGATGACGGTTCAAGCTCAGTTAGCAGATGGCCGCATCCTTGAGTTTCCAGACGGTACTGATCCGAAGGTAATTCAAGCCACGGTAAAACGAGTCATTGCATCATCCGAGGCAGCTCCCGAAGAGGGGATCTTGGCCTCCGGTATCGGTGGATTTAAACGTTTTGGCGCAGGTCTTGAGACCGCCCTAGGCTCAGTTATTGACCCTGAGATCGCTGCCCGTCGTGGTTTACAGCGTCAGCAAGAGATTTCTGCGCAGTATGCCCCGGGTGCTAGCCTAGAAAAGGTCAAGCAGGCATACGAGCAGAGCGGCCTGTTGTCTGCCGCCGGGGAGGCTATTAGCCAAGTCCCCGCTGCTTTGGCAGAACAGTTCCCCAATATCGCTGCAACCCTTGCTGCTGGTAAGGCTGGTGCCATGGCCGGCACTGCCGTTGCCCCCGGCGTTGGAACTATTGTCGGCGGCCTTACCGGCGCAGCTATCCCCTCTTTGCTTCAACTGTACGGCTCTAACCTAGTTCGTCAGCAGGAAGAGACCCCCGGGGATCTTTCCCGTCTTTCTGCGCTGGGAGCTGCTGTTCCGGGCACCGCCCTTGAGGTGGCTGCTACCGCCATTCCCCTTGGCCGCACGTTCATTGGCAAGATCCTCGGCCCCGAGGCTGAGAAGATGCTGGCCCGTGGCACCAGCGCATCCCTTGAGAAGGCTGCTAAGGAAGGCGTTGCCGCATCCTTGGCCCGGGGTGCTGGTGTGGGCGTTCTTGCTGAGATCCCCACTGAGGTTACCCAGCAGATGCTGGAACGCCTGCAAGCAGGCCTACCCCTTACCACGCCCGATGCCCTGTCTGAGTACGGGGAAGCCGCCTACGGGGCGGGCTTGGTTGGCGCACCATTTGGTGCTGGTGCCCGTGCTGCTGGACGCTCTAGCGCCCAAGCCCAGTATGCTGCACTGAAGCAAAAAGAAGATGAGGCAGCGTTTGAACAGGAAAAGGCTGCTGCCCTTGCAAGGCGTCAGGAAGAGCTGGCCGCACAGCAGGAACAGCTCAACCGCAACCGGGAGAACCTAGGCCTGCCCGAGACTCCCGTGCTTGCCTTGCCCGCACCCGCAGCGGTGGCAGAGCCTGAGAAAGAGGTTGATCTACAGAACCCGGTTGGCAACATCACCCGGGAAGAGTTGTCTCCTGAAGTCCTGAAGTACGTCGATCAGTACCGCAAGGACATGGGCATGCCACGGCTTAAGTCTTTCTCCGTGGAAGACATCCGGGATGCCATGACCAATGTGAACCCGCAAGGGGAGCAGGCTGCGCTTGACTCCATTCTGGCGTTCAAGACTGGATTTAAAGGGGAAGAGACCTTCTCCGCCGAGGATGTCATCAACGCTGCGGTTGAGAAGAACATCGCCACCGAGACCAAAGGGTTTGGCGACTTCCTTGAGCGCACGACCGGCAATCGGGACATCACCAAGCTGTCCCAGCCGCAGCTGTATGCTGCGTTTAAATCGCTTAAAGATCTGCCTGCCGTCGCCCCGGGCGAGCAGGTTGTCCTGCCTGAAGGCTCCAACGCCAGCCGGTTTACCCAAAAGCAGTACAACAACGCCCTGAAATACGTGGGTGTCAGCTTCCAAGAGATGGGTAACCAGCCTCTGGCCCGGGAAGTCATCTCTCAGGACGTGATGGACGCCGCAGGTCTGGAGTCCCAGCGTGCCGCAGAGATGCTGCTGGACACCGCTTTGAAGAATGGCGACCTGTCCGAGTCACGTCAGCAGGTCTTCCGCACCATCGATCCTAAGACCGGCGAGATCAAGTTCACCTACTTTGACCGCGCCAAGGCTGAAGCTGCTGCCAAGAAGCAGAAGCTGGATGTCCAAGAGCAGACCTTGGTGTCTATTGCACCCAAGGAAGCTCCCAAACCTTCTCCCCGTGCACCTCTGCCGGGTGGGTTTGACATCGCAGAACAAGATTTTGTCGAGGGTGAGCGCCCTGCCGGCTTTGCCATCACGCCCGAAGGCCAAATGAAGCCGCTGGTAACCATCCTTGAGGAACAGGATGTGCCCGCCAAGATTGAGCGTTTACAGGGTCTGCGCCGCAAGGAAGCGGACAAGCTGCTTCAGGATGTCTCCAAGCATGAACAGACGGTCAAAAAAGGCCGGGCTGCGCTGGAGTCCATGGAAGCCCGTGGCGAGACCGACACGGATGGCTACAAGAAGGCCCAAGCCCAGCAAGCCCGCGCAGAAGACATTCTGGGTCGTCGCATCGAGAGCCTGCTAAACCGTATTGAAGAGTACGGCGTCCCCCTACAGGCCAAGCCTGTGGGCAAGCGGCAGGTCACCCGCAAGGGCTTTACCGTCACCAAAGAAGGCAAGACGGTAGGCACCTTCCCGACCCGGGCAGAGGCCGAGCAGAGCATTCTGGCTAACCTGTCGGACAAAGAGCTTCAGGACATCGTTGACTCCGGCAAGCAAGGAGCCTTCCTTGACCGCGCCCAGAAAGAGCTTGAGGGCCGCAAGACCCCCGGTATCAAGGTCAAGAAGTCTCCCAAGTCTGAAGAGCAGATCAAGCAGGAACAAGAGAAGGCCAAGAAAGAGGCCGAGCGTGATGAGCGCGTTCAGAAGCTGGAAGAGCTTCTGGTTCCTTTGCTTTCCAAGTTCGGCCTGAAGGACGTTGCCCTCAAGATCGTTGACCAGATCGAACATGGCGCAGGCGGCAAGTACTCTTCTCTACAGAAGCTGATTCAAATCTCTCTGGAAGCTGACAAGCCTGTCCAGACCATGCGCCATGAGGCGCTGCATGCTTTGAAGAACCTAGGCTTCTTCACCCCGCAGCAATGGAAGGCGCTGGAGCAGCAGGCTAAGAAGACTTGGGTGGACAAGTACCTCAAGGGGCAGATGACTGAGCTTGACGGCAAGGTCATGACCCGCTTTGATGCCTACAAGAAGCTGGGCTATTCCGAGGCTGACCTCCTTGAGGAAGCTATTGCTGACGCCTTTGGCGACTTCGATGGCGGCACCAAGCCTCCCCCGGGCATGATGGCTGCGCTATTTAAACGCATCAAGGACTTCTTTGCTGCGCTCAAGCGTGCCCTGACCGGCGCTGGATATGAGTCTGCTGAAGACATCTTTGGCAAGATCGAAGAAGGCAAGCTTGCCAAGAAGATCGAGAAGGTGGATGACGCTGCTGAGAAGCTTAGTCTTGGCAAGCCTTCCGAGGCTAATGCATGGCAGGCTGACGAAGCCACCATCAAGCAAGCAGACAAGTTTGAAGAAGAGACTGGCATCCGCCCGTACGTGTCGGAAGGCTTCTTTGATCTACCTACCGAAGCTCCCAAATACTCGCTTCAGAAGTTCAATCCTGAGAAGCACCTAAAGTTTGACCCGACGCTGGGCGTTCCTATCAACAAGGACGGCACCGTCACGGTCTACTACCACACGACCAAGCAGAACTCTCTGAACATCGGTCGCAACAAGGTGATCCCGTCCGAGGGTCGTAACCGCGTTTACCTGACCAACGAGTCTGGCGGTGATGCCATCCTGCGCAATCGGGGAAGCTTTGACCAAGATCTGGACGGCAGCACGGTGCTGGTCTATGTAACCCCCGACATGCTCCAGCTTGACGCTGAGTACGAGAACGGTCGCCGGGACTTCTTCATCCCCCTCGCGCAGGGTGACTTCTTCAACAAGAAGATGAAGATGCAGTCGATCCAGAAGGGTCGGCAAGAGGCCATCACGGGTGAGTTCTCCTACGACGACCACGAGAAGCGCATCACCAAGGCTGTCCAAGCCTACAAGGATGCCACCCCGGCAGAGCGTAAGAAGCTAGTTGCCAATGCCCGCAAGCTCCTGAAGAAGGAGCACAACGTGGGTAACCTGCTGTCTGAGAACGGCAAGCTGGAGAAGACCCGGGTTGGCGAGTATGGACTGGACTATGAAGGCAACAGCGTTGCCTCTCAGGGTCTGGGTCTTGCTGCGGCGCAAAAGATTTCGGAGAAGGTCTCCACCTGCCCCCGCTCGGCTATCTGCGAGGGGTTGTGCTTGGGTGAGACCTCTGGCGGCAACTTCATGTTCGGCGGCACGGCCTCTGAGGATGTGGATGACATCGCCAAGAGCGCCTTCCGCGCTGGCCCGCGCATGATGCAGTACCTCAAGACCGAGGCGCTGGTCATCAATCCCGAGGCCTTTGCTACTGTCCTTCAGGCTGAGATTGATTCCCTGAAGAAATGGTCTGCTGCTCCGACGCAGACTAAGATCAACAAGGAAAACAAGAAGCGTGAGCAGGTTGCCAAGGAGATCTACCAACCAGCCGTGAGGTTGAACGTCACCTCTGACTTCAAGCCTGAGATGTTCCGGGCTGTCATTGAAGGCAACCCGGACGTTCAGTTCTACGACTACACCAAGTTGGGTAGCGATTCGATTGGCCCCAACCACCATCTGACCTATAGCTCCACTGGCTTTGGTCAAGTGATTAACGGGGAAGCCGTCTTCTTCAAGAACAAGGCCGGCCAGTACGACCACAACTGGGCAACCATGCGTGGACGTTTAAATGATGGTCAGAACGTCGCTATGGCGTTCTCGTCCAAGTCTGCCCTGCCTGATTTCTTGGTAGATGAAGAGACCGGGGTGCAGTACCGTGTCTGGGACGGCGATGACTACGATGCCCGCTTCCTTGATCCCAAGCAGCCTGACGGGCGCGGCATGATCATTGGCCTGCGTAACAAGGCGGGCAACCTGAGCGAGAAGAACGCCACCCAGAAGACTGGCGGCTTCTTCGTTAAGTACGACCCCAAGACGGACGGCGACACGGTTGTTGTCCCAACCCAAGCGCAGTTTAAAGGCGCTGGCCGCAAGGTCATCCCTCTAGCAAAGGCTGAGAAACTGAGCCTTCGCACCTACTTCCCTACCGCAGAGGAAGCAGAGAAGGCCGCCTACGCTAAGGCTCCGCCTGAGACCAAGGAATTTAAACTGTTCCAAGGTGCGAGCCAGCTTGTGGAAGAAGGCCGTGCCATCCCGATGTTCCATGGCTCGCCTGACATCTTCACGCAGTTCCGTGAGAACAAGCCTATTTTTGTCAGTCCCAGCGCTGCCGAGGCTGAATACTTTGGCAAGCGACTGCGCACGCCGGACAGCATGGATGTACAGGTATATCCATTGTGGGTACGTGCAGAGACCCCGTTTGACTACGAGAACCCTGACCATGTCCGCCAAGTTATGGACAAGATGGCGCAGGACGATACGCTGCAAGGCAAGCAACCTGCCTTCTTCAATCGTGGTCACTGGGAAAACATTGAAGACCGAAAGGTACAGGCTGCTATCAAGGCGCTAGGCTTTGACTCCTTCTATGTCCAAGAAGGAAAGAGCAAGAACCTCGCCGTCTACGATGCCAGCCAAGTCAAGTCAATCACCGGCAACATCGGTGATTTTGGCGCGAACAAGGACATCCGGTTTAGCCTTGCTCGCTTCACTCCCGAGCGCATCGACAAACTGATCAATGAATTTGGGTATACCGACGGTCGTACCTATGCAATGGTTGGGCGTGTAAATCCGCAAGAGTTTGTTTACGCGACCATCCCAAGCCCTTCTGATTACGAAACAATCAGGAAAGAAGCCGGCAAGCTGGACATCGAGAAGCTTCGCGCCGAGTCTCAGACTCCGTTCATTTACTGGGACATCGAGAAAAACGCCATCGTCGGACATGAAGGCCGTCACCGCATGGCTGCCATGGCTGATGCTGGTGTAAATGATGCTGCTGTCGTTGTCGTTATCCGTGACCGTTACGGCAGCAAGAAGCCGGGCGTTTACAAGCCGATTGACTTTGAATACATCACCGGGCAGTCATTCTCTGGCGGCAAAGGCAAAGGCTTGCGTGTGACCGACATGATTCCTGCCGTGTATACGCAGGAAAAAGCGCTCAAAGAAAACTTCACCGGCGATGCTCAGGTGAAGTTCAGCCTGCCCACCGTTGATCCCCGGATCAATGAGCGGGTGGATATGATCACGACCACCCGGGAACAGAAAGGCTTTGCACAGCGCATCACCGAAGCCATCTCTCCCAAGACCTTCTCCACCCTGCGCCAGAAGTTCCTCAACCGCTACGAGCAACTAGGTCGCTATGACAAGCTGCTGGCCGAGAGGATGGGCGGGGCAGCGTTGTTGGCCGATCAGAGCGCAGAATCTGCCGCACTGATGTCTGACCTTGCGTCTGGCGTGAGCGCTTCAGCCATGGGCTTTGGCGACCGTCATGGGGGAATTCCCGTTTACAGGGGGGGAACTACCATCATCAATCGTGATGTCAAAGGATTGGTGGCGTCCCTCGCTCCTCTTGCCAAGTACGGCAACCCCAAGGTCTATCAGTACTACCAGTTCTGGGCCGGTGCCAAGCGTGCCAGACGCCTGCGTGCGGAAGGCCGTGAGCGCGTTTACACCGATGATGACTTCGCCTACGCCGACATTCTGGAGCGTCAGTTCCCGGAGTTCGTGGGCGTACAGAAAGACCTGATCGCCTTCAACGATGGCATCGTGAAGTACTTGGTTGATACTCAAGTTCTAAGCAAAGAGCAGGGCGAGAGCTACACCCAGTACGCTGACTACATCCCCTTCTATCGCCAGATGGATGGGGAGACGACCTCTGGCCCGAACATCTTCACTGCGATCTCTGGTGTCCGCCCGCCCAAGAAACTCAAGGGTGGCGAGGCTCCCTTGGCCGACTTCTTGGAGACGCTGGTGCGCAACACCCAGTCTTCCATTGAAGCTGGCATGAAGAACGCCGCAGCCAACCGCGCCATCTCTGTGGTCAAACGGGTCGGTGATGCCCCGGGTGTTGGCATAGAACGGCTCGATACCCAAGAGTCTGGCCCGAACATCATCAACGTGCTGGAGAACGGCAAGCGCGTCTCCTACCGCACGCCTGATACCCTCTTGGTTGAAGCTGTGGGTAGCCTGAACATGTCCGAGCTGCCCTTCATGGGGTTGATCTCCGGGCCGTCCAACCTGCTGCGTAACTTGGTGACCAAGGACCCGGGCTTCATGATGGCTAACTTGCTGCGTGATTCCCTGTCTGCGTATGTGACCTCCGGGCAGAGCATGACCCCGATTGCCGGGACCATGACCAACTTTGCCAAGGCTCTGGCCCGCAAGTCCCCCGGCTACGAAGCTCTGCTGGACGCCGGTGTCATCGGTGGCTATGAACTGAGCCAGAACGTGGAGCGCAGTGGCGAGGCTCTGGCCCGTGATCTGGACAAGAAGGCTGGAAGAAAAGACCCCATCCTGATGCGTCCGTTTACATCGCTGTGGAGTGCCCTTGAGACGGGAACCACTGCGTCGGATGCAGCCACCCGCTCGCTTGTCTATGAGCGTGTCATGGCTGAGACGGGCAACGAGGCAGAAGCTCTGTACCGTGCGGTGGAGGTGATGAACTTCAACCGCAAGGGTAACTCTCCCCTGATCCGTGTACTGACCGCCGCAGTGCCCTTCTTCAATGCCCGCTTGCAGGGTCTGGATCTGTTCTACAGGGCCTCGACCGGCAACATGCGGACCAATGATGCCAAGGCCATCCAGCGCAACTTCTGGATTCGTGGCTTGACTATGGGCGGCCTGTCTATCATGTACTACATGATGGTCGCAAACGACGAGGAGTACAAGAAGCAGGAGCAGGAAACCAAGGACGGGAACTGGCTTATCCCCAGCCTCGGAATCCGCATCCCCATCCCGTTTGAAGTGGGTGTGCTGTTTAAAACGTTGCCAGAGCGGATCACCGCCCTGTACTTGGGCAATGACACCGGCAAGGACTTCATGGAGTCCGCTAGACGCAACTTTTTCAACACGTTCGCGTTTAACCCGATCCCACAGACGGTCAAGCCTATCGTTGAAGCCACGACCAACTTCAACTTTTTCACGATGCGTCCCATCGTGGGACAAGGGATGGAGGACGTTGCGTCTCAGTTCCAAGTTGGCCCGGGCACGTCTAAGGTTGCAGAGATCATGGGCAAGCAGCTAGGCATCTCTCCCATGAAGATTGACCACATGCTCAAGGGTTACACCGGAACCTTGGGTATTTACATGGTCGATACCACGGATCTGATCATGGAGCAGTTTGGCACTGGAACTAAGGCTAACAAGCGCTTTGAACAGATGCCCGTGATCAAGCGGTTCACGGTTGACCCGGAAGCCCGTGGCAACATCACCGCCTACTACGAGCTGAAGGATTCAGTAGATACGTTTACACGCACATCCAACCTGCTTGAGAAGACCTCCAAGCCGGAAGAATTCTTGGCTTACGTCAAGAAGAACGCCGGTGTCTTCGCGGTCAAGGACTACGTCCTAGACCTAGAGAAGGAGATGAAGGAGCTGCGGGAGATGCGCCGCATGGTGACTTCGTCCGACATGGACGGGGAAGAGAAGAAGAACCTTCTCATTACACTTGGCCGGGCGGAGAACAACTTGACCGCCAACATTCAGACGGTAAAGAAGGTCATCGCTTCAGCAAAATGAGGTCGTTATCGAAGAGCCAGCCAATGGTTCTTCGGTGCGCCTCATCCCATATCTCCCGCTTCTGGTTCTTATCCCAGAGGAAGCCCTGATCGATCTGGAAGTGGCAGGTGTGGCATAGGGCTGCAATCCTGTAGTCGTGGGCCTTGATGCCCTTGCCCTTGCCGTCCCTGATCTGGTTTGAATGGGCGGCTACCACCGTCCCATCCTGCGCCCCGCAGTGCTGGCAGGGGCACTCCCTGACCGCCTCCAGCAGGGCTTTGTTGCGGTAGTTCATTTAGAAGGCACAGCCCGGGAGAACGCAGAAAACTCCCGCAGGTTTATACGGCTGATAGTTTGAGTCAGACCTCCTAGGTTGCTGATGTCTCTGCCATTTAAACGCTCACGCTCCACGACCATGGTCTGGCTAGCGGATGACATGGCGGATTTAGCAAATGACTTGTCCAAAGAAAACATAGATGGGGTCTTGTTCTCGCGCCAGCGGAAGGGATTGTTCGGGTGGCAATTGCATTTCATGATGGCTTTCTTTCTCCAGATTCAAAGGCTTCTCTGTTGTCAGCGCTATTGTGCACCGCAACAAGTTCTTCATAGTCAAGCTCAGGGGTGCACCAGCAGTCTCCCCTAAGCTCATGTTTGTATGTGTCGTTTAAAGGTATGACGTGGGTAACCTGACAGCCCTCGTGAGACTCTCCGACAATGGTTGCCCACATCATTTTTTTCTCCGGCTATCGGGTCTAGGGCAGTGAGGTGGCGGGACAACCACGCACCACACGGCAGCTAGACGCTTGCCAGTCTTGAGCCAGCGGTCTATATAGGCGTCGGGCATGTTATGCACGATTCGGCTGATGTGTGACCTGTCTGTACCCGCCAACTCTGAAATTTGTGTCACTGTCAGTCCATCCGCCGAGGCCCGCAGAACTTCCCGCACCTTGTTGATGCGAATGTTACTGCCCATAGCTCACCGCGAACCAGACCACAGCCCACGCTGCTGCAACCACGGCCCAGAACTTGATGTTCGTCCACAGTTCGTCTTTAGTTTCCACCATAAGCATCACAAAAGGAATCGTCACCAATAGCAGGACGGCGGTGGCCAGCAGGAAGATGATGATCGGTAGTAGGGTCATGTGTTCTCCTCTTTCAGTTCTTCCATACACTCAGCCCAGCCCAGCAGCATGTACCACGAATACTCACTGTTTGGGCTGCGCTCAAAACTGAAATGGGCCATCGCCAGATAGTTTTCTGCTGCGGCCCACCAGCGGCTGCGTTCGTAGTCAGGATGCATCTTTCTCTCCTCTTGCTCGGATGGCGGCGAGGATGCCCGCCCCAAAGTCGGCCCCCGTAGATGTCTCCCACCAGCCATCAGGGGATTCAGTTTCGGTTTGGTCGATGCCCTTGAGCAGCGCAATCAACGCCTCGCGCTCGGCCAAAACCGCGGCCTTGACAGCGGCTTCCAGTTCGGATCGGTACACCTGCGTGTCGTCGTCGTCAGTCATGCGCGCCTCCAAGCGATCCCCTGTTTGCGTCGATTCTCATGCCCTCTTCTCCTGCTGCACAACCCGTGGGGCAACGCGGGCTTCAACATCAAGGATGGCATCTGCCAAGTCTTGGTCCATCAGGTGCAGCTTCTGCGTCCAGCGGACAATCGTTAGCTGGATATCACGGATTAACTCAGCCTTGAGAGCTGCGTCACTGACCACGTCCGAGGTTAGTCGGTAGCCCCCGCCCGCCTCACGATCCGTTGGCAGGCTCACAAACGCCCGGATCTGCGTTGGTTGGGTCTCAATCAACGTGATCTTGCACCGGGCTATTAGTGCCCGGGCCTGCTGCTTACGGTACTGCACCGCAGCTTCAGTGTCATCCCATTCAAAGTACTTGTGCAGGATGCTGCCCTCGTCCTGTGCCTCTTGCAGCACATCCTCGACCTTGAGCACACCGCCATTTTGACGGGCCATCTTTGTCAATAACTTGCGTTCTTGTTCCATGTTCTATCTCCATTTAAATGTTGCCTGCCTAGCCATGCCGAGCCTAAACCAGCCCGTCCAATACGATCCGTGCCTGCCTTGCCTCATCATGCCGCGCTTTACCATGCCCTGACGCGCCAGACCTGCCAGTCCTTGCCATACCACGCCTAACTCGGACTCTCCTAGCCTGCCTTGCCATAACTAGCCTATCTATGCCCGGCCGTGCCGTACCCTGCCTGCCTTGCCTGTCCTGATCCAACCGAGCCATGCCAGAACCTGCCTTGCCTGCCGTGCCTGAACAATCCCAACCACGCCACGCCCTGCTACGCCTTGCCTGCCGTGCGTTGCCAAACCAAACGGTGCCAAACCCAGCCCAAACCCGCCGCGCCGTGCCCCGCCTAGCCTGCGGTGTTAAGCAATGTTGAACTTCTTCTTCACTTCATTTTCCCGGTCACTCGGGACTACTTGGAATAGGCCAAACCCGCAGCCAGCCGAGGCCTTGCTGTCAGGACGACCTGCTCCAATTCCTACTTGCATCCCGCAGCGAGACACAAGGTTAAGCACATCCACCGTTTTAAATTGATCGGTGTCATAACGCACCCGCAGCTTTGCAGCCCAGCTACGGTACATAGGACGTGAGCGCACATCAACAACACCCGTAGCGTTGCGGGTATGCGCTGTGTATGTGTGGCTTTCGCCGTAGACACGAACCAAGGGAACCCCATCGTTCTTGTCAAACCCATCGGCTTCAATGAACGTGGACAGCTTGGCAAGGGTCATCTTGAACCCAACCAGTCGGCAGGCGCTGATCATTGCTGCGCGGAATGCTGCGGCATTCATGCCTTCCCATCCCTCTGCGCTGCGATAGCGGGCTTCTTCGGCCTCTCTCTCGTAGTCCCGCGCATCGCGGACCTTCTTGCTGTTGGAACTCTTGCCCTCCGCCATCTTCGCCATCAGTTCGGCTTTCTTACTGAAGCGCTCTACCACCAGCGGGGCAGTGCCTTCAATGTAGAAGTCAGTCATGCTGAACTTCGGGGGGCTGATTACACAGGTTTCTTCTTTAACAGTCATCATTTTTCTCCGTTTAAATGTTTATAGTTGCTTACCACTCGGCGTTGCCGCGCACGGCCACACACTCTTGAGCACATGCGACACGATCTGCTGTGCAGGCAGATGGCGTATCGCTGGCGTGTTCTCTAGATAGTTTCTCACCATGTCCCGAATCTGCCCCGCTGTAATGTTTGCTGGCGGGCAGTGCGTGACGTTCAACAAGGCATCAGCCACACCAGTGATGTAGCCCATCCCGATGGCAGGAAGGACGTTGGTGCCGCTGTTGTTGTTCAACTCGGACAGCAGCTTGTTGCCGTCCTTGAAGTAGGCATTGGCAGAGCCAGCCACAAGGGCGAGACACAGGAGAAGGTGTTTCACTTTACCCTCCGCATCGGCTCCCACCCTGCGTCAGGGATGCGCTCCGGGGGAGGAGGTGTCATCGTTGCACTGGGCGGCACCCAACCAAACCTTCTCCATGTGGCTTGCACATCCGCGCCACGCTGGTAGCTGAACTTCACGTCAGTTACGCGGGTGGTCGGTTCTACTCGGGTCTGTTCACGTTTCATTTAAATGTCTCCTGAGTTGCTTTCAGTACACGTTGACTGCGCCCCGATCTGCCGGGCCGACGCAGGCCGGTATCTTCTATGAATCCCTTGTCCAGCAATGCACGGTAACGCGCAGTGATTGATGAGTACGGGTAGTTCGGGAACAGCGCACGAACTTCATCACTGATGCAACCGTCGGGGAACTTCTTGATGGCCTCATAAACAAGGCTCTCAAGGTTTGTAGTATCCACCAGATGCGCAGCCTCATGGCTTGTGTCCGGTGAATCTGACCGCACAAGGTGGCGTGGATTTGTGCCAAATATTTTCATGAACGTTTCTTTCATTCATCCATCTCCTTGCTGAAATTCGGGTTCTTCTCGGTAATCCAGAAAGACTGATCGTTTAAAAGCATGCCCTTTGCTTGCATCTCTTCTCTGGTTCTGCATCGGCGGTCCACACCAAACTTGCCGACACGGTGCATTTCAAAGGCGCTGTTGCTGTTAAAGTATTCCTTACAGGACTGGCATTGGTTTCTCTGTCCCCGCAGCTTCATGTTCTAGATCCTTGATTTGATGCTTGACCACCTCTTCCTCTACAAGCTCTGCAAACGAACGTCCCGAGGGGAAGCGCATCTGCGAGGCTTGGATGCCTGCGACCGCATGGATTGCTTTCTGTAGGCCATCGTTAAAGCCGGTGTTGTAGGGGTTGCCATCACTGAGCCGCGCAGTCACGGCTTCCCGGATGATCTGTGCCATGGGCAGCTTCATCTTCTTTGCTGCCTTCTTCAGACGCAGGATGTCCTGACTGCTCAGGTACGTCATGAATGGTTTGTAGTTTCCGCCTGTCATTGTTGTTCCTCAGAATGGGTCATCTGGATACCTCAAGCTCTCATACTCTTTGACCAAGTTATCGAAGATGGTCTTGGCCTGAGCGTTCCCGTGTAGCTCAGTGCGAGACTCGATGCCGCACCGTTTACACAGCTCTGCGGCGGCCTCGTCCTCTGAGTTCACCTCCAAGAAATCTTGGAAGTGGTCGTTGCGGCACAGCATCCCGGCCTTCTTGACCCGGTTGGTGTACTCGGTGGGTGACTCGTCATCTTGGATGCGAACCAAGGCGCAGGCATACCGCGCCCCCACGAAGTCCCGGATCAGCTCCTCCGGGATCTCATCTGGATGCATGGATAGCGTCAAGATAAAACCTGTGCGGTCTTGCTTGAGCGCTACCTTGCGGGCTTCAAACTGAAGCGCCATCACGCAGCCTTCCGGATGCCAGCGGCAGTCTCAAGGTAAGCAATGATCGCCTTTAAACGTTCATTCTCTGCCGTAAGATTGGCCAGCTTGTAACGCAGCTCGACCTCGGTGTCCGTCTTCGGTTGGATAGTCTTGACGGGCACAACCTTCGCGATCTTCTTGTGGAAACGCTTCTGAGCACGGGGCAGCATCTTGTGACGGCGCAAGCTTTCCTTGGCGTCATAGACCTTCTGAACGTGAACTTCAAACACCTTGGCGATGTCCGAGCACTTGTCGTTCGGGAACTCGATCAGGTGGGCTTTGATCTTCTGCATTTTGTTTTCAGTTGTCATCTCTGTTCTCCTTAAAAAGGGATGTCGCTGTCATCTTCCTGATGGTTCTGGCGCTCGGGGCTGACCTTGCCATCGGGGACGTAGCGGTTTACGCTGATAGACAGGAACGTCTTGCCGCTCTTGTCGGTCTTCTTCCAACCACTGAGCTTGACAATCGTCAGGCCATCTTCCGTGTGGATGTTGGTCAGATCCTTCAGGTTGATGGCGATGTCACCCCAGTAGTCAGGACTCTTCTGCCCCTTCTTGGATGCCACGGCCCGCAGGGAGCCAGAGTCGGGGTACTTTTTGTATTCAGTCATTCTGCTTTCTCCATAAATTGCTTCTTCAGTTCCGAGAAGCGTTTGATAACCTGAGCGTAGCGCTCAGGGCTTTGTACCTTCAGGTCATCCAGTTGTTTCTGGTTGGCCTTCCAGTACGAATTTAAACCGTCCACCGTGGAGCAGGTGTTGGTGTACTCAAGGATTGAGTCGGTGAACAGTTGCAGGTCTTCTTCAGATTTCTGCGGGACTTGCTTTGCCGGCGGCTTAGTCTTGGCTACAGGCTTTTCTTCCGGTTCCTCACCTTCTGGCAGGTCTTCTCCTGCGTAGATGTACAAACCCAGACCGTGCAGGCTCAGAGCCTTGGTCATGCAGCGCATGATCGCGGTGTTGACTTGGAATGCGTCCGGGCTGGGGATCGCCTTGTTGCGGTGATCCATCACGGGAAGCATGCAAGTGCGGGGTGTTCCAAACAAAGTAACCGTCACCCAGACCATGGCCGTGCCATTGATGGTCATGTAGGGCAGATCGGTGTACGGATCATGTTTAAATGTCTTGACCTCGAAGTTGGCGTTGGCATCCATCTTCAGAGCCTCTGCCCATGCCCATGCCCATGACAGGTAGGTCAGGTTCTGCTTCTTCTCCGTGTGGTCGTTGACGTTGATCTTCAGGATATCTGCGGGGGTCATGCTGTTTTCTCCATGTTACGAATCTCAGACTCTTGTTTGAACTGCTCGCACCACTGGGCTACGCCACAGTAGTTGCCGACGCAGCGACGGGGTTCTCCGGGCCGTGTCTCCACATAGCCCTTCTCTTTCTCTGCTAACTCGGTTGCTTCCTCCAGTGTTTTGAAGACCCGGATGGCGGTCTTCCTGCCTTCGCGCTTGACCGCGTAGCTGGTCTCAGAGGACCACTGTTCCTCGGCGGTGCAGGCGGGTAGCTCCTCCCCGAAGTCTGCGGACACCTTGGCGTTGCGGTGCATCTCCAGACGCTCCCGCACGTAGGTCTCGGTCTTGACCGAATCCCACATGGGAATGTCCACCATGTGAATAGGGGCATTTGGGTAGCCGGGCTTGGTCTCATGGCGGTTGAAGTCACGCACCAGAGCGCAGATGCGAAGGCCGCAGACCTTCTCCCGCTTGACCGTCTCCACGAGCCACTTGTAGACGTTCAGTTGCTGCTCCCACTCAATCTTGTCCTGCATCACTGCCCACGCAGAGGTGAACTTGTAGTCGGTGATCACGATGCCTGCGGGGGTGGATTCCTGTAGGTCAATGGCCCCGCTCACGAGGACATCATCAATCTCCACGAACAGGCGTTCTTCAGAGAGGAAGCCGGGGGTCTTGCCCCGCTCCATCACCACATGCAGGGCAGATCCCAGCATAGACCACAGCATGTCAGACACATCCTGCTGGATGTCATCGTTGTACTGTTCGCGCAACCTTCTGATTTTCGGGGGGGACATCAGCTCAGTCACGCTGTACTGAGCCTCGCCCTTGCTGTAGTATTCCCGTGTTGCCAGTGTCACTAGAGGAGCTGGCACTCCATGCTTGTTCGTGATTTTCATGTGGTTCCTTTGGAGGTTCTGTGGCTGATGAATCGAATACTAGTGCTTGTTCCGAAGAATTGCAAGCCCTATCGTTAAAAATATTTGGAGAGCCTGCATCGAAGGCCAACAGCCGCAAGATCGCCCGCATCGGGAACATCTCCCGGCTCATCAAATCCAAGAAGGCGCTGAACTACAGCGATGCGTTTAAAGCGCAGTGCACGCCCATCTCCCCGCTGATGTCCGGGGATGTGCGTATAACCATGCGCATCTTCTATGCGTCCCGCAGGCCTGACCTAGATGAATCGTTGATCCTAGACTTGCTACAGGACGTGGCATACGTCAACGACAGGCAGGTCAAGGAGAAGCACATCTACTGGGGGCTGGATAAAGACAACCCACGGACGGAAATGCTCATAGAACAGATCCCCAAGGTCGTATAAGGCCCTAGAATTGACCTGCGCCTACTCTCCAAGGCGTCGCCCCTTCCGTGGTTCGGGGCGTGCAGTTGTCATCCTTCAGCCCCGCCTAGTGCGGGGCTTTTTTTCTGAGGCTCACCAGATGAGCCTGCGTTTAAATTGAAACGGCAGGTAAAGGCAGGCGCCTCCCTGCTTTGCACATTTAAACGTAAAGCTGGCGCTTGACTTCACGATTCAAATTTGTTAACCTCGCGGTTCGTTAGCGAGGTTAACAAATTACCGAAGAAAGTTCTAGGTAGTTGTCCTTGCAAAAAGTTGTTGACACGCTCTGATTTGCTGCGATATAGTCGCGGCACGTTGGAGGTGAGATTCCAACAAGCGAGCCGTTAGATCAGACCACCGGCCCCGTAATTGGGGCGTCACTCTTCCACAAAAAGAGTGGTTTCTCACCCGGGGTCTGTTCTAACGGCTTTTTTGTTTTCTCATTCCCCTTCGTCGGACTCCATCCGATAGCAAGAGGTACAGCCTGCCTGCGTGGAAGCAAAGGGCTACACGGTATGACTTCGGTCTAGGGGGCAGTTCCCGAATAATCCGTGGGGCTGGTCGTAGCTGTAAGCCTAGGGGTTGAGGCAACTCAACATACAGCAGCCGCAAGGCGGGTGAACCTCCCCTCTCTACTCCTTGTGGGGTAGGGGGGTCTATGGGGTGAACAATAATGAATTCCCTGCCAAGGGATTACAGGGATCTATAAACGGGGGAAACATCTAGGCGATTAGGCGCAGATCACGCCGAGCCAACCGGCTGGTTCAACAATCCTAGGTATGAACACAGCGGAGTTAGATGGAGTACCCCACCATCATGGAGAACAAATTGGAAAAACAACAAGAGCTTGATGTGACTGAACCGCAACCACTGTCGTACCCGTTTAAATTCACGATCCAACTTGAAGCTCAGGATCAGACTGTAGAAATCTCTGGGCGTTTGAGTGAGAATGCCAAGAACGAATTGATCAAGATGATCTTGGAGGCCCGCAGTGTACAAACGTGATTACAAGCAGGAATACGCAACCACCAATGGCACGCAAGAGGCCAAGAAGAAGCGGGCGCAGAACAACAAAGCCAGACGCATGCTCATGCGTGAAGGTCTGGTGCACAAGGGAGACGGCAAGGACGTTGACCACAAGACCCCTCTGAGCAAGGGTGGCACAACCGCCCGCAGCAACCTGCGTGTGAAGCCTGCGTCTGACAATCGCAGCTATCCCCGCAAATCATCCGGGGCAATGAAGTGAGCCTTGATGTCTCTCAGTACTACTTCAACGATACGACACGCATAGCCTGTCCGTTCTGCACTTCGGAACGCAAGCATCAAAACAAGAAAGACATGACGCTGACGCGCAAGAGCGACGGCGCAGTTGTCTATCACTGCCATCACTGCTTTGCGTCTGGGTCTGTGCAGCCGCAAAAGAACGAGGAGTTTAAATTGTCAGCCGTCCCACAGCCCACAATCCTTAACAACAAACTGGAGACGAGCCACTACGAGTTCTTGACCTCGCGTGGCATCTCCAAAGAGACAGCAGACAAGATGAAAGTCTTTGCTGCGAACAAGTTCTTCTCCCGTCTCGGTAAGGCAACCGACGCAGTTGGTTTCCCCTACTACCGCAACGGTGTCCTGATCTCTGCCAAGTATCGAAGCATCGAAGGCAAGGACTTTACCCAAGAATCTGGAGGGGCGCATGACTTCTTCGGCCTTGAACATGTGACGCAGGGTGAGCCTCTGGTCATTGTCGAAGGTGAACTAGATTGTCTGTCTGCGGTCGAGGCAGGCATTGCAAACGTGGTCAGTGTTCCCTCTGGCGCTCCGATGAAGGTCGCAGATGGAAAGGTTCTCGCATCAGAAGACAAGAAGTTTTCTTATGTCTGGAACGCAAGAGAGATCATCGACGCAGCCCCCTACGTCATCCTCGCCACAGATCAAGACGTACCCGGCCAAGCACTAGCAGAGGAATTAGCCCGCAGGATCGGCAAGGAGAAGTGCCGGATCGCCAAGTTCAACAATAAAGATTTAAATGAAGTACTCGTTAGCAGTGATCTCCCTTCTCGAACAATCAAAGAAATACTGGACGCTGCCACTCCCTACCCCATCTCGGGCCTGTCCGATGCCTCCACCTACGCAGACAAGATCGCAGACCTATACAGCAAGGGGACAGGCAAAGGGTTCAGCACAGGCTACACATCCCTAGATCAGATTTACACGGTAGCGCCCGCCCAGCTCACTGTCGTAACCGGTTACCCCTCTTCGGGTAAATCCAACTTCCTCGACCAAGTCATGGTCAACCTCGGGCGTGACGCAGATTGGAAGTTTGCGATCTGCTCGTTCGAGAATCAACCGGAGATCCATATCTCCCGCCTCATGGAGATCTATACGAGAAAGCGATTCTTCGAGGGTCGGGACCGGATGACGGACCAAGAGAGACAAGAAGCGTTTAAATGGGTCAATGAACACTTCCTCTTCATCGACACTAACGGCGAGGAACCCAGCACGTTAGATTCAATTCTGGAGCGTGCAAAGGTGGCGGTTAAGCGTATGGGTGTGCGGGGCCTTGTGATTGACCCGTACAATTACATCGAACTAGACCGGAAAGAAACGACAGAGACCGATGCGATCTCTCAGATGCTGACCCGGGTGCAGAAGTTCTGCAAGGCGTATGACGTACACACATGGTTCATTGCCCACCCCTCTAAGATCAATCGCTCGGGGGTAGAACAACCTAGACCCGACGGCATGAGCATCAGCGGGTCGATGGCGTGGTGGGCTAAGACCGACTGCGGTATCACGGTCCACAGGAAAGAAGGCCCGGTAGTCGAGATCGCGGTATGGAAGTCCCGCTATCGGTGGGTCGGAACACAGGGGGAGACGACCCTTCTCTACAATAAAACGTCGGGGACGTACTCAGAGAATCTGGATCAGTTCTAAAGAAAAAGGGGGCCATCGGCCCCCTCTTAGTTTCTAGCAGCAGCGACAGCGTCGAGCAGTGCTTTGTAGTTCCCGCGCCTTAGCATGCCGTCCTTCTTCTTTATGAACACACACCACCACACGCCTACGCGTTCGATGTAAATCGTTCCGGGCTTGATGTTGTTTCTGATGGCTGGTTCGAGCAGGTTTGCGTACTTGGGGTCAAAGTCCCCGACGGCCTTTATTTTTGGGTACATGCCTCTTCTCTACTCTCATCAGTTCTCTGCTCCCGCTCGGCATCGGCCTGCTCCTCGGCCTGCTGCCAAAGAAGATCCTCGGCCTCTTCCCATGTATACCCCTCGTCCATTAGTTTGCTGCGGTTCATACGGCCAACTTGATTTGTTTAAATGATGCGGCCCCGAGATCTGCAAGGTTGTCTACCTTGATGTTCTGCGGGTAGACCCGGCTCACGTCCAGTTCAATGCCGACCCCGAGGGTGGTGATCCCGAGGTTAGTCCCGGCCTGCACCTGACGGGCCGTTGCCTCGGGTTCCCCGTTACCATCGGTCAGCACGATGCACACCTTGCGGGCCTCCCTGCGCTGGAGCAAAAGCTTGTGGGCATATCGCACAGCGAAGAAGTCATTCGTACCACCGCTCGGGGTCAGACGCGACAGGGCATCAAGGCCTAGGGCCTTGCGCTCGTTCCAGTCCTTCACAACGCTCGTGCCGTGGTTGAACGACAGCACTGCGGTGGCCACTCCCGCCCGGTCCAGCACGTCGAGCAGGGCCGCGCAGCACTGCACAGCAGGGGCAAGGCGAGTGCGTCGCATGGAACTAGATACGTCCACCACCAGCACCACCGCAGAATCAACCCCCGCAGTCTCCGAGCGACGTTTAAATACCTTGTCACTGACACTCAGGCGAGACAGGGCATTCACGTCCACCGTCCCGGCTGCGCGGCGCAAGCCGAATTCAACCTTCGCAGTGTCATCAAACAGGCGTTTCAAGTTGTACCGCAGTGCACCGGGCACGGTGATCTGGATATCGAAGGCCTTACCCTCGACATGCGCACCCTTGCGGTACAGGAGTGTCTCTTCACAGTATGACGCACTCATCCCCCCCGTACCCTCGGGGTCGGGGGACATCACCACGGGTTCGACCGGGCGGAAGGCCTCCTTCCCTGTGGGCGCGGTGGCAGGGGAAGGGGTAGGGGTGTTCTCGCCCTTGTTCGCGTCTCCTGTGCCCTTCTGGGGGCCTTCCTGCCCCTTCTGCTTGCCTTGCTGCTTGTTCTGCTTGTTCTGCTTATTTTTCTCGGGCAGGAATTTCAATTGACCGTAGACCCACTCGGCAATCCGCAGGGCATCGGCACTGCTGCCGCACGATTTAAACTGACGTGCTGCTTCCTCGAAGATCGGCTCCAGACCGGGGGCCAATGGTACCTTGGTGGTGGCATGGTCCCGCAGGTAGACAGCAAGGGCAAACGGGTATTGCGCAGGGTTCCCCCAATCGGTCACGTCGGCCATTGCCTCGGCCACCATGCCATCGATGAGGCTAGAAAAGAGTGCCTGAATATTCCCGGTCAGGCCTGACTGGATAGCCCGACGTTCAATGTAGGCATCCTCGACGGCATTGTGTAGTTGTGTTAGCAGGCGGTCATTGCTGGCTGCGAATACCACATTCCAATCGGTATAGGCGTGGTGGCACAGTTCGTGTGCACCCATGCCGATATACCGCAGCAGCGTTGCGTGAGGGATGCGTGAGTCATCCTGCACGTCGGCCAGCAGCACCCGGCCAGAATTATTGATGGCTGCGGTCTGGACTTCATGGGTCCACTGCACGGTGATCTTGTGCAAGCCGAGCGAGGTATTGATCTTCCCGAGCACCTCTTCAACGGCGGCGCGGAACTCGAAACCAGAATAGAAGGCTTTCATTCTGTCACCTCACAGGTAATCGTTGATTGTGTATTCACTGATGCAGGCGGCATAGATACCACGCAGCACAGCATGCGATTCCGAGGGCTGGCGGGCCACTACAGCGGCCTCCCATGCCTCGCCCGGGGGCAGCACCCGCAGGGCGCGGATGAAGGCCATAGCCGAGCGGATACTAGGCGCGTCTGTGATCTCGGCGGTCTCGACCTTGGAGCGGGCCACCTTGATCGCACCATGCACATGCTGTGCCAGTTCGAAGGCGCACCCGGTGTGCTGGACCAGTGCCCGGATTTCCTGATTCTCTGGCAGGAATTTAAACGCGATCACCCGGGCGAAGCGATCAACCAGTGCCGAATTCTGGTTCCGAGTCCCTGCGTAGCGGCCCGAGTCGTCCCCGCTGCCGAAGGTGTTGTCAGCAGCGAACACCATCACCCCGGGGGCACGAATATGGGTTTGCCCCCCGAATGCCACGCAAGCTTTAGGTTCCAGAAACCCGTTAAGCGGGGCCAGTTCGCCCGGGTCTGCGTTAGTGATCTCGTCCAGCAGGATCACAGTGGACGGGCAGGTGTACCCTTGCAGGAAGTCCCGCTTCTCGAACACGGTAGCACCACCCTGCAAACCCACGGCCCCGATGTATTCCTCGGCTGCTGTGTACTTATGGAAGTTGATGCGTTTAAATGCGCGCCCCGTCCGGGCGGCCCACTGGCGGGCTGTCTCGGACTTACCCGTGCCCTTGTCCCCCCCGAACCACAGGTTTTCCCCGGTCTCCTGTGCCAGCAGCAGGTGACGCAGAATCGGCTCGGTCCAAATAAAATCCGGGTCAATCGCGGGTGCTTCGGGGTGGTTCCAAACCTCTACCATCATCGGCTGGCCCTTCATGTCCAGCACATCAAGGCCGAATACGTCCACGGCGGGGCGGGTGTCCACCACATGCACAGCAGACAGGTCGGCCACAATGGACTGTGCCCCTGCCTGCTCCACTGCCGATTTAAACGGAGCAAATGCCTCGGCCACGGCCCGGGTAACGGCCCGGCTCACCTCCACAGGGTCGGCCCCCTCGGGCTTTGCACGAGCAAGCTTTTCCAAGCCCTTCACCTGCTCGGCCACAGAACGGACGGCGGCAGCAGCATCAAGCGCGAGGGTCTCGGCCCGGGCTGCCACGGCAGCAGCAGCAGCGACAGCGGGGGACTCGACGGCGGGGGCGGGCGCGCCTGCCGGGGGCACGAGGTCGGACAGTGCCAGCATGCCGCCCTTCACCATCTCGGCCAGCCATGCTGCGGCCTGTGCTTTTGTCACCCCCTCGGGGCCACCGTATCGACGCAGGGCAGCGATGATGACGGGGGTCGGCAGGGCATTGATCTGATTGAAGGTTTTAACGTCGGCGCTCATGGTCAGGGTCTCCGATTTAAACGGTAAGGGTGTCACCACACGGGCAGACGGGCATGCCACGGTCCACCCATTTTTGGGTGGTCCTGACCGTGTACCCGCAGGACGGGCAGCACAGTTTGAGCATGCGGGTCGGCTGCACAGGGGCCTCGCTTGCAGGGGTTAGCTGGCCGTGGGGGTAGTCCCCCAACAGGTCCAGCATGGGGCCGTAGGTGGTGGCGAAGGTGGCATTGCCCTTAGTGGACTTCCATGCTTGCCGGGTGGTCCCGACGGCCACCAGACCCATATCCCGGGCCACGGCTTGGAAGGCGGTCCCGTGATTCATTGCCCCATCGGTCGCGTGGCAGAGTTCGTGCACGAGGGTCTCGAAAACTTCGAGGCGGTCGGCCAGCACAGGGGAGACGAGAATTTCAATGTGTGCATCAGCACTGGCAGCACTGGCCCAACACTGGCCGATCGCCTTGCTGCGGCGGGCATGCAGGGGGAACCCACAGGCCACCCGGATAGCCAGTGGCAGGGGCTTGCTGATCTGATCGAAGGCGGGGCGAAGGGAATCCACGGCGGCAGTTAGCCAAGCTTCGCGGGTGTGGTGAATGAGGTTCATTGTCTTATCTCCGAAAGGTGCGACGGTGGCTGAACAGGCGCCGGGTCATGATGGCCTCTTTGTATGCCTGAAGAACGTGGTATCTCCACAGGTTGGACTGGCCGAGGGTCATGGCTGCATGCTCCAAAAATACAGGGCGAAGGGCAGGGCGAGGATGGCTGCCACGATAAGGGCTGCGAAGGTGTCACGGTTGTGCATGGTTGCTTCCTCTACGGTCATCAGTACAGGTTGCCTTGTCCCCGCGCAGCGTAGGCGGCGGTGACAGAATTTTCATATCGCTCGGCTTGTTCGGCCTGATAGGTCTCCCACTCATGGGTGTCATATGCCTCCCTGAGGGCGGCACAGTCCACACCAAACGCAGACGCAACGCGCCAGCACTCATCAGGGAATTCGGCTCCATCGAGTTGCATCAGGGTCAGCAGGCGCAGCAGGGCGCGGTCAATATCGGTGCTCATGGTGGGTCTCCGGGTTAGACAAACAGGGTGATCAGGGAGCACAGCAGGAAGGGGATTCCCACGAGGGCAAGCAGTGCTATCTGCACCTTTTCCTGCTCGGACATGCGGGGCTTGCGGGGAGGGATTTTGTAAAGCATGGTCGGGGTCTCCGGGTTAAGTGCGAACTGCACTCCAATGGCCCCGGCGGGGCCATCAGGCTGCGGTCAGGCGTCGTCCAGTGCGTTTTGTTGGTGCTGCTGCCACGCCGCGCCAGCACCATCCTCATATTCAAAAGGCTCCGATCTCTTGACGGCCCACATGTGATCCCTTGCGGCCTCCAGATCGGCCTCTGCTTGCGCCAAGGTTTCGCTTGCGCCGAGGCTCCAAAGCAGGTGGCGGCGGCTTTTGGCCTTTTCGTATGCGGCTTCAGCGATTTCGAGTTTGGTCATGGTCTAGGCTCCGGGTTGTGCTATTGCTAGCGGTCCGGGCAGTGTAATCGATTGTGGCCATGTAAATGCATTCCTGAGTGCTGCGTGGGGTTATTCCGGGGCCGGGCAGGACGGTCTAGGGGGACTGCACTCTATATAGATATGCAGGGTCCGGGGGCCTGATCCGGGGCAAAAGTAATACTTTTCCGAGAAGTATTAAAAACCGCTCAGAACGGCCTAGGTGAGGCGATCAGGGGTAGGGTAAGGGGTAGGGTAGGGTCTAGACCGAAAACCTCACCACGGCCCGATTAGGGGCCTTCCTGACACTGTGCATATCCTGTGGATAAGTGCTTGTCCACAGCGGTCCGAGAGTTATCCACAGAATCCACAGAGTTGTCCACATGAACAAGATGTGGATAACTTGACGCTGTGGATAGGGTGTGGATAATGCGAACAGTCTGGACATTTAAACAGCATGAGGGGAATTACAGTATGAGCCACGGTGAAGATACGAGGGACCGACTGAGGGCCACCAAAGATGAGTACCTGCGGGCACTGGAACAGGCGGCAGCGGGTGACGATTTAAACGGTGATGACCCGGGGGCCGAGATGAGCGAAGCGGAACGGCTGGCCCTTCGCGCAGATCCTCCAGTAGTAAGAGCAGATGGAAGAGTAAGGGGGAGTGAGATACCCAGACCCAGACCATTGACAAGCAGCCAGATGGAATTCACCAAGGGCCTGATCCAAGGGAAAACAATGCGTCAAGCCTATAGAGATGCATACCCGAATGCCAAAGGAGATGACAGAACAATCACGGCAGCAGCCTACAGGGTGAGTAGAGACGAGAGGGTCCAGAAGGCACTACAAGATGCATGGGGCGAGACAGTGGAAGTGCTGGCGGAAGACACAGCAGCGACTAAACGGTACGTGCTCAAGGAGTTGTTGGCACTCAGCAAAGCAGGCAAACAGGAAGGCTCACGGTTGAAAGCACTAGAACTGATGGGACGAGCAGCAGGCATGTTCCAAGCACAGGAAGCAGACAAGCCCGCAGCAGTGACACCTGACGCATTGCGCAGAGAACTAGCTGGCCACCTGAAGCTGCTGGACAACGTCAGGCCGATCAGCAAGCAGCAGGTGAGTGAGGGCTAGTGCAGTGCTCACGTCACGCAGTGCAGTGCCCAAGCTTCCCCCTTCTACTCTCATCAGCGAGGGGGGCAGTGGCATGCGAGGCGGGCACGGCGCGACCCCACCCACTCCCCACCCCCGGACTGGCCCAGCATACCTCCCCCTCCCATGCCTACGCTGTAATCCACTCCCACAATTACCCCCTCCCCACCACCACGAACGTTCCCACCCGCACCTCATCGTGTAAATCTGGGGAGACCCCCGGGTAGATGAGTTTTTGTAGACCCCCGGGGGGTGTATATTTTTTCATTTAAATGCTTGCGAACGTTCTCATTCTGATTTAAACTGTGTTTATGGACGACATCATTGATTACGCGAGGCCGACGATGTTGGCTGAGAAGGCTCTCAAGGACATGCATAACGCGATGCTTGAGAAGAGGTATGAGGATGCGATGGATGATGTGGTGGATGCCATGCATCATCTGAGCGCAGTGGTACGTGCTATTGATGCGGAGCGCAGAAATGTACGAAAAGCACCAGCTAGTGCTTGATTTCATCAAGGCGTACATCAAGCTTCATGGTGTAGCGCCTTCGTATACAGTGATTGCCAAGGGTATTGGATTGAGGTCCAAGGCGAATGTGCATCGGATTGTTCATAAGTTGAAGGATGAGGGCAGATTGACGCTACGGCCTCATAAGTTCAATTCGATCAGTCTGGTGGATCAGTCTGTACGGGCTGTGGGGCGTCTGTGAGTTTCTTGACCAAGAAGGAGGTATCGGACTATCAGTCCTTGATACCTCTTGTGGGGGATGAGGAGAGGGTCAAGATTCTTCAGCTACTGGAGCTGGACAAGGTCCAGAGGTGCCGGGAGTCCTTCATCTTCTTTGTATCCCAGATGTGGCCGGTCTTCATCTCTGGCAAGCACCATCAGATCATGGCAGATGCCTTTGAGCGTGTGGCTCGGGGTGAGTTAAAGCGTCTGATCATCAACATGCCGCCCCGGCATACTAAGTCTGAGTTTGCTTCTTACCTCCTTCCTGCGTGGTTTCTGGGTAGGTTCCCCACTAAGAAGATCATTCAGACTGCTCACACCGCAGAACTGGCCGTCGGGTTCGGTCGGAAGGTGCGAAATCTGGTCTCCTCTGACCTGTATCAGAAGGTCTTTGAGACCAAACTATCCTCCGATTCCAAGGCAGCCGGGCGCTGGAACACGGATGTGGGAGGCGACTACTTCGCTATCGGTGTCGGCGGCGCAGTAACGGGTAAAGGTGCCGACCTACTCATCATCGACGACCCCCATTCTGAGCAGGAAGCCAAGCAGGGCAACCCCGCAGTCTATGACGGGGTGTATGAGTGGTACACATCCGGCCCACGCCAGCGTCTTCAGCCGGGCGGAGCCATCATTATTGTGATGACCCGGTGGTCTAAGAGAGACCTGACCGGCCAAATCCTGCGTGGCAGTGAAAAAGAAGGCACAAATGAGTGGGAAGTCATCGAATTTCCCGCCATCCTGCCCTCTGGAACCCCCTTGTGGCCCGGTTTCTGGAAGAAAGAAGAGCTTGAAGCTCTAAAAGCTGAACTTCCGGTCGCTAAATGGGAGGCCCAGTACCAGCAAAACCCCACTTCCGAGGAAGGGGCCATCATCAAGCGGGAAAACTGGCGGATCTGGACCGAAGATTCGCCCCCGCAGTGCGAATACATCATCCAAAGCTGGGATACGGCCTTTGAAAAGTCCAACAGAGCGGACTATTCAGCCTGTACAACGTGGGGAGTCTTCCAACATCCCGACGATACAGGAAACTACAAGACAAATATTATTGTTTTGGACGCTGTAAAGCGCCGGATGGAGTTCCCGGAGCTTAAACAGAAGGCTATGGAGATGTACAAGGAGTGGTCTCCTGACTCCCTGATCATCGAAAAGAAGGCCGCCGGAGCGCCTCTGGTCTATGAGCTGCGACAGATGGGCATCCCGCTTCAGGAATATACACCGGGCAAAGGAAACGATAAGATCGCTCGTGTAAACGCCATCTCGGACCTTTTTGCATCCGGCGTTGTATGGTGCCCGGAAACCCGCTGGGCAGATGAACTCATGGAAGAACTCGCAGCCTTTCCTAACGGCGATCACGATGACTTGGTGGACTCAACCAGCCAAGCTTTGCTTCGCTTTAGGCAAGGTGGATTTGTCTCCATCAGTTCCGACGAACCTGATGAGCCAAGGTTCTTCAAAGGCCGGCGCTCAGAACGTTATTACACCGTGTAAACGGCTGGAGTCAATATGATCGACAAGTCCCTGTATCAAGCCCCCGTCGGTGTCGCACAAGATGCACAGCCGGATATCGAGATTGAGATTGAAAACCCGGATTCTGTGTCTATCGACATGGACGGCATCGAGATTGATCTAGCCCCGGCACCCAAAACCGCAGAGGACTTTGATGCCAACCTCGCGGAGTTCATGGACGACTCCGAGCTTGCATCCCTGTCATCTCTTCTTGTCTCGGACTTTGACAAAGACACACGAGACCGCAAGGAATGGGTTCAAACTTATGTTGACGGTTTAAAGCTCCTAGGCCTGAAGTACGAAGACCGCACCGAGCCTTGGGATGGGGCCTGCGGTGTGTTCCACCCCATGCTCACCGAGTCTGTGGTCCGCTTCCAAGCTGAAGGGATCATGGAGACCTTCCCCGCCATGGGGCCGGTCAAGACGCAGATCATCGGTAAAGAGACGATAGACAAGAAAGATGCCGCTTTGCGTGTGCAAAACGACATGAACTACCAGCTTACCGACCGGATGACGGAGTACCGCCCGGAGCACGAGAAGCTCCTGTGGTCCCTGCCTATCACCGGCTCTGCTTTTAAAAAGGTCTACTACGACCCCTCGATTGGCCGTCAGGTGGCTATGTTCATCTCGGCAGAAGACATCGTGGTGCCCTACGGCGCTCCCGATCTGGAACGCGCCGAGCGTGTGACCCATGTCATGCGCAAGACCCCCAACGAAGTAACCCGCCTGCAAGAAGCTGGCTTTTACTGCGACGTGGATCTGGGCGAGCCGACCGGCGAACTCGATGACATCGAGAAGCAAAAGGCCGAAGAGCAGGGCATGTCTGCCATTCAGGATGACCGCTATCGCATCCTAGAGATGCATGTGGACATGGACCTGCCCGGCTACGAGCACACCAACAAATACGGTGAGCAGACCGGCATCGCCCTGCCGTATGTCATCACCATTGAAAAGGGCACCGGAACAATCCTCGCCATCCGCAGGAACTGGTATGAAGGCGACAAGCTCCACCTCAAGCGACAACACTTCGTACATTACCAGTACATTCCCGGGTTTGGCTTCTATGGCTATGGCCTCATCCACCTCATCGGGGGTTATGCCAAGAGCGCGACGATGCTTATCCGGCAGCTTGTTGACGCTGGCACTTTGTCTAACCTCCCCGGCGGTCTCAAGTCCCGTGGCCTGCGAATTAAGGGAGACGACACTCCGATTGCTCCGGGAGAGTTCCGAGACGTAGATGTCCCCGGCGGCTCCATCCGCGACAACATTCTTCCCCTGCCCTACAAGGAACCAAGCCAAGTTCTGTACAGCCTCTTCCAGAACATCGTTCAAGAAGGCCGTGCATTCGCTTCGTCTGGTGATTTAAACGTCAGCGACATGTCTGCCAACGCCCCTGTTGGTACGACGTTGGCTCTGCTGGAGCGCACCCTGAAGGTCATGGGCGCAGTGCAGTCGCGTATGCACTACTCGATGAAGCAGGAATTTAAACTGCTCAAGAGCATCATCGCTGACTACACCCCGGAAGAGTACGCCTACGAGCCGGAAGAGGGCAGCCGCTTCGCCAAGAAGTCGGACTACGACCAAGTTGACGTGATCCCCGTGAGCGACCCCAACGCAGCCACCATGGCTCAGAAGGTCGTCCAGTACCAAGCAGTCATCCAGTTGGCCCAGCAAGCCCCGCAGCTCTATAACCTGCCTTTGCTGCACCGCCAGATGATTGATGTTCTGGGAGTCAAGAACGCCCAGAAGCTGGTGCCGATTGAAGAAGACGCGGTCCCGACCGACCCGATTCAAGAAAACATGAATGCCATCAACGGCAAGCCTATCAAGGCGTTCATGGAGCAGAACCATCAGGCCCACATTCAGGTCCACATGATGGCTATGCAAGACCCGAAGATCGCCCAGATCATCGGCCAGAACCCTCAAGCGCAGGCTATTCAAGCAGCAATGATGGCTCACATCAACGAGCACATTGCCTTTGAATACCGCCGGGAGATGGAGCAGCGCATGGGCATCATCCTGCCCAACGAAGAGCAGACCAAGTCTCTTGAGCCTCAAATGGCCGATCAGATCGCCCAGATGGCTGCCGGCGCCGCTCAAGAGCTATTTAAACAGAACAGCCAAGAGGTCCAGCAGCAGCAGTTCCAGCAGCAGATGCAGGACCCGGTGGTCCAGATGCAGATGCAAGAGCTGAAGATCAAAGAGGCTGAAGTCCAGCTCAAGGCGCAGAAACAACAGATCGAAGCCGCTGCCAAGGCGGACCAAATCAGGATTGAAGAATCCCGTATCGCGGCTCAGAAAGAGATCGCTGCAATGCAAGTCGCGGCTAATGCCGCTGCACAAAAGGACAAGCTCACTCGTCAACAGGAGAGCGAAGGAATGAGGATCGGCGCTGACATTGCTAAACACCGTGCTCAGATGTCTATCCAACAAGCGCAACGGGCAGCGCGTCCAAACGCCCCTAACCGAAAAGGAACTGAGTGAATGAAGTAAAGGTATTGGCGCACGTCGCCAAGCTCATCACAGAAACACGCGCAGACCAAGAGAACTTTCTCTCGACGGGACGCGCTGCTGATTACGCCGAATATCGGCATGTCTGCGGGATCATCCGAGGTCTGAACTCCGCAGAACAAATCATTAAAGACCTTGTGCAAAGACTGGAACAAAACGATGAGTGACTTCAATCCGGACTTGGCCGTGGATTTGTCGGGGATTCTCGATAAGTCCGCAGAAGAAAAAGCCAAGCAGTTACCTGATCCTGCGACCTATCACATCTTGACTGTGGTCCCCGAGGCCATGGAAGAGTTTTCTGATAGTGAAGTTGGTTTGATAAAGGATGCCAAAACCATGTACCACGAGGAGGTCCTGACCCCTGTGCTGTTCGTGGTGAAGATGGGTCCTGATTGCTACAAAGACGAGAAGCGCTTTCCCAGCGGGCCATCCTGCAAGAAAGGCGACTTTGTCGTTGTGCGCCCCAACTCTGGAACCCGCCTGAAGATTCACGGACGTGAATTCAGGTTGATCAACGACGACTCCGTGGAAGCCGTGGTTGAAGATCCGCGTGGCATTACGCGTGCAAGCTAAGGAGATTTAAATGGAAACCGAACACGAGGACTTTAAGTTCCCTGATGAGAAGAAAGACGATGAAAAGGTCGTCGCTCAGGAGCTAGAGATCGAGATCGAGGACGATACCCCGCCAGAGGATCGTGGCCGCAAGTCGGCTCCGCCCCCGGAAGAGCCTTCTGATGAAGAGCTATCCACCTATGACGAGAAGGTGCAGTCCCGGATCAAGAAATTTACACGCGGATATCACGACGAACGCCGGGCAAAGGAAAGCGCCCTGCGTGAACGTGAGGCCGCAGAAAACTTTGCACGGCAGGTGTTTGAAGAAAACAAACGCCTGAAGCTGCAAATCGAATCCGGCAGCAAGGTAATCATTGAGCAGACCAAGAACTCCGCCGCCACGGATCTTGAAAGCGCCAAGAAAAGGCTCAAGGAAGCCTTTGAAGCTGGCGATTCTGATGCCTTGGTTGAGGCTCAAGAGGCCATCTCTAAGGCCACCTTGAAGCTAGATAAGGCCGCAAATATGCAGCCTATCGTGGCCCCGGAAGAGGAATTCAAGAACGCAGAGCCTGAACCTACAACTAAAGCGCTACCCCCCAAGACCAAGAAGTGGGTGGATAGCAATAAGGAGTGGTTTGGCGTAGACGAAGAAATGACCATGGCTGCCATGGGCATTGACAAAAAGTTGCAGCGTCAGTATGGTTCTGACTACGTCGGTACTGATGAGTACTTCAAAGAAGTTGATCAGACCATGCGCAAAAGATTTCCTGAGTACTTTGAGACTCAGAGCTATGAGGATGATGATACGCCTCCAAAGAAAGTATCAGAACCGGCAGAAGAGGATGAGCCTCCACGCCGTGCCTCAAAATCAGCTACGGTTGTGGCTCCGGCCTCTCGTAGCACTCCGCCTACTCGCGTCAAACTGAAGACATCCGAAGCGAACTTAGCCCGTCGTCTTGGGGTGCCTTTGGAGGTATACGCTAAAGAGGTTGCAAAACTTGGAAGGAATCAATAATGGAACAGGTTCAACAAAATCGTCGTAGCCGCGAGGCTGATGTCCGTGAAGTAGCATTTAAACGTGCTGAAGCATGGCGTCCGCCGGAACTGCTTCCCAGCCCTGACCGCCGTGATGGCTGGTCTCATCGTTGGGTTCGCATCGCGTCTATGGGAGCACAGGACCCGACCAATATCTCCTCTAAGTTGCGTGAGGGATATGAACCCTGCAAAGCAGAGGACTATCCTGAACTCATGATGCACGCTTCCACCGAAGGTCGCTTTAAAGGCAACATTGAGGTGGGTGGACTGTTGCTTTGCCGCATCCCGGAAGAGTTTATGGTTCAACGCTCGCAACACTATGCGAGCCAGAACAAGGCTCAGATGGAATCGGTAGACAACAATTTCCTTCGTGAAAATGATCCTCGTATGCCTCTTTTCTCTGAGAAGAAGACGAAGGTCAGTTTCGGTTCTGGTTCTTAAATTTGGAGTTTTTAAATGGCATCTTCTAATGCTCCGTACGGCCTACGTGCCGTCAACCGTAACGACGGCATGCCCTATGCCGGCGCTACGAGTCAGTTCCTGATCAACCCCGCAGGTACTAACACCAACATCTTCAATGGCCAAGTCGTTCTTATTAACGCCGACGGCTACATCGCTTTGGCGACCGCTACTGGTGCGGACCTGACGACCAACAACCTCGGCGGCAATACTCTTGGCGCTTGGGGCGTGTTCGTTGGCTGTTCCTACATCAACGCGCAAGGTCAGCAGATCTATGCTCAGTACTACCCCTCCGGTACCACCGGCGTGGTGACTGCGTATGTGATCACCGACCCGCAAGTGACGTTCCAAGCTCAGTTGGATGGCCAAGTCACCCAAGCTGCTCTTGGCGCTAACACCTTCTTTGCCGCCGCTCAGAGCACCAGCACGGGTTCGACCGCCACTGGTAACTCGACCAGCGCTCTGGAGTCGACCGTCGTGACCACCGCCGCCGCGTTCAAGATTATTGGTTTCGCCTCGCCGCTGACCGATAGCTTCACGGAAGTGTTGGTGAAGTTCAACCCGGGCGCTCACGCCTACACCAATGCCGCTGGCATCTAAGGAGTAATTAAAAATGGCTATCTCTCGTGCACAGCTACTTAAAGAACTCCTGCCCGGTTTGAACGCCCTGTTCGGCATGGAATATGCCCGCTACGGCGAAGAGCACAAGGAAATCTACGAAACCGAGACCTCTGAGCGTTCCTTCGAAGAAGAGACCAAGCTCGCTGGCTTCGGTGCTGCACCTGTCAAGAACGAAGGCTCTGCCATCGCTTACGACAACGCGCAGGAAGCTTTCACTGCTCGCTACACCCACGAAACCATCGCTCTGGGCTTCTCCATCACGGAAGAAGCTGTGGAAGACAACCTGTATGACAGCCTGTCTGCCCGCTATACCAAAGCTCTGGCTCGTGCTATGGCCTTCACCAAGCAGGTCAAAGCTGCTTCTATCCTGAACAACGGCTTTAACGGCTCCTTCCCGGGCGGTGACGGCGTTTCGTTGTTCGGTGTGAACTCCAGCTCTGTCCGCGTGGGTCACCCCACCGTTGGTGGCACCGTGAACTTCAACAGCCCGCCTGTTGGTGTCGATCTGAACGAAACCTCGTTGGAAAACGCCACGATTCAAATCGCTGCGTGGACCGACGAACGTGGTCTGCTGATCGCTGCCAAGCCGGTTAAGCTGGTTGTTCCCCCGGCACTGATGTTCACCGCCAAGCGTCTGCTTGACACCGAACTGCGTGTTGCTTCTGCTGATAACGACATCAACGCGATCAAGCAGATGGGCACCATTTCCGGTGGCTACACTGTGAACCACTTCTTGACCGATCCGAATGGGTGGTTCCTGACCACCGACGTTCCGAACGGCATGAAGCATTTCGTTCGCACCCCGCTGCAAAACAGCATGGACGGCGACTTCGATACCGGCAACGTCCGTTACAAGTCCCGCGAGCGTTATTCGTTCGGCTGGTCTGATCCCCTCGGCATGTGGGGTTCGTCCGGTTCGTGATACCTCGGTATCTAAAAAAAGGGGGCTTCGGCCCCCTTTTTTATTGACGACATTTAAACTACGTGATACAAATAGGGCACTCCGGGGTCCCCGGCGTATCTGACAGTCCCGGCTGACGACATGCAGACAGAGCGCCCAAACGAATACTCGCATGTGAGGAATCATCATGGCTAATACCAGCTTCAACGGACCAGTTCGGTCGCAGAACGGCTTCCAAACCATCTCTATCAACGCAACCACTGGCGTTGTTACCACCGCGCCTGTTTCTCTGGGCGCTTCCGGTATTGTTGCTACTCCTGTTGCGTTGGCTGACGGCAACGCAACTTTGACCGCCGCAGCCAACGCTGGTGGCATGGTCAACATCGTTCCTAACGGCACGCAGGACAACACCTACACGCTGCCCGCACCTGTTGCTGGCACTTCGTTTGTGTTTGTGTATGGCGGCGGCGCAGCAGACGCTACCGACTTCATCATCAATACTGGTTCAAACACCAACTTCTTTATTGGTGGTGTGGCGTTCCATGACACCGATGATGGCGCAGCTTCTGTTGTGTTCTCTGACGGCAACTCCAATTCCAAGCTGCAAGTGAATGTACCTGCCGCTGCTCAAATCACCGTGATTGCACGGGACGCCACGAACTGGCAAGTGTTTGGCACGGTGGTTGGCGCAACCGCCCCTACGTTTGCTGACCAGTAATAGGAGCGCATCATGGCGATGCAATACGACGTAAAGTCGAAACACATGACCTCTTCGGGTGTGGCGGTTAACTACCGTACCCGCATCAAAGGGGCTATTGTGTCCGCGAACGCCGCTGCGGCGGTGCGGCACACTGTGTTTGCAAACAATGTGATGCAAACGGGTACTTACGGGCGGTCTACGAATACTGTGACGGTGACAATCACCAATCACGGCCTCACTTCTGGGGACCGCGTTTGGTTGGATTTCTCTGCTGGCACAGGCGGCACTGCGACAGACAACGTCTATGCGGTCACGGTTTCGGACGCCAACACATTCACGGTAACGGACTCTGCCAGTGGCACCATCACGGGTTCTCCTGCGGTATCTATGTACGCCGACATCCTTTTGGAAGCTGACTCTTACAACTCGACCGCGTTCACTGTGGTGATCCCGGGCGAAGGAATTTTGGCCAAAGATGGCATTTTTGTTGGTTTGGTCGCAAACGTAACAACTACTTTGTTCTATGGCTAAGACCGCAGCATGGCAACGCAAGGAAGGCAAGTCGGAGAAGGGCGGCCTCAACGCGAAGGGCCGTGCGTCTTACAACAAAGCCAACCCCGGGAAACCCGGGTTGAAACCGCCACAACCAGAGGGCGGGTCAAGGCGCGACTCCTTTTGCGCAAGGATGAGTGGCATGAAGAAGAAGCTCACCTCGGAGAAGACCGCGAAAGACCCAAACTCCCGGATTAACAAATCTCTGCGTGCATGGAACTGTTAAATCATGGAAGTGCCAATCTGGAATACTGTGCTTTCGTTCGCCTCGGCGTTGCTGCTGTTTTGGGTGAAGATATCGCACGACGAAGTCAAACGTCTATCTATTCTTCTTAGCAAGACCCGCGAAGAGAATGCAGAGAAGTTTGTTTCCAAGATGGATATGCACAACGACATGAACCGGGTGATTCAACGCCTTGATCGCTTTGATGCCAAGCTTGACGAGTTCATGAAGGAGCAGCGAAGTGCCCTCAGTTAGCGGGAAACAGCACAATTTAATGGCGATGGTCGCCAATGATCCTGCCGCCGCCAAGCGGGTAGGTATCCCTCAGTCTGTCGGCAAGGAATTCTTGAAGGCAGACAAAGGGAGGAGCTTTGGCACCAAGACGCGAGCCGACTCGCAACGTATCAACAAGCCTAAGACCGAACACGGCTCGCAGGCTCTTTTTTCTAAAGGTGGCGACATGAAAGAATCCAAGGCAATGGTCAAGAAAGAAATCGGCTTCATGAAGAAGGCCGGTGCCCCCAAGTCCATGATCAAGCATGAGATGGGCGAGGCTGGCATGAAGAAGATGGCTTCTGGCGGCATGCCCATGGTTATGAAAGACGGAAAAAAAGTCCCCGCTTTTGCCGCAGACGGCGAAGGCAAGATGAAAAAGGGCGGCTACGCCAAGATGGCAAATGGTGGCATGACCAAGATGGGCGCAGTCAAGACCGCAGCTCCCAGCCGTGATGGTGTTGCCGCCAAAGGCAAGACCCAAGGCAAGATGGTCAAGATGAAATACGGCGGCAAGGCCTGCTAAGGAGTCCGCTATGGACATGCTGGAAAAGAAGCCGCAACCCCCAGTCAAGCACGGCGTGTATAACCCGGACTCTGGGGCGCCCCCTCCGCAAGACATCGACGGCGGTTCGGTCAAGACTGCCCCCAAGGCATCTAAACCCAAGAAGATGGCTAAGGGCGGCATTACTGTGACGGCCTTCAAGGGGGGGCTGATTGGTAAGCTGCTTGGATTGTCTGGTGGCTCGAACTCAGGTGCCGACTATAAGTACGACTACGACCCCAGCACCCAAAGCTACACACAGACAGCCGGGATGAAAAATGGCGGCATGACCGCTTCCAAACGTGCTGACGGTTGCGCCCAACGCGGCAAGACTCGCGGCAGAATAATCTAGGAGATTGTTATGGGTCTGAAATTTCATGATTTTTCTCCGCTGGCGGCGATGGTCACCGGCAAAGGAAGCTTGGGCAAAGCAATTTCTGAAGGCTTGGGGGGCGTGATTCCATCCATGATTGCACGGAATGCACGGCAGCAAGATGAGGAAGAAGCGGCGCTGGCACAAAAAGCTTTATCTACGGTGGGCAACGTTGGTACAGTCACCAGAATGAAAAATGGTGGCTCTGCATCCGCTCGCGCAGATGGTATTGCACAGCGAGGCAAGACTCGCGGCAAGATTTGTTAAGGAATCATCATGTCTAGAAACCGCAACCTAGCCGGTCTGGCTGCTCTTGGTGCCTTGGGCTACATGATGGCCCGTGGCGGTAAAAAAACCCCCGCAGAGGCAGCAGCTACGCCTGTAGAAGATCGTGGTTCTATGGCAAGAGCGCTTATTGAAGATGACCGGGAAAGTCAGCGGGGTGAATTCAATCCTGCTGGTTTAAAGCGCAACACGGAAACCGGGGAAATGTACGATCCCTCCGGAGATGTTCTTGGTCGTCCTGCAACTCGTCCTGCGAGTCCTGCTTCTGCTAGTCGCATGCCCAGTGCAGATGCGGATTTCCCGCCCGTCAAGACCCCCCGCCGTAACGTGGCTGGCGATTACACCCGCAAGATGGGCGCAACCGCAGAAGAGCTTGCCGCGTACCGCAACCGAGAGATTACTCCTCCCCGGATGACGCCGGAGATGAGAAAGAAGGCGGAATCCCAAGCCCTTGAGCGCGTGACGCCTGAAGAAATGCTGGTTGGCGGCCCGGGCCTGAAAGCCGTGAACGCCGCAGCAAAACGACTGGCGGCTCCTCGTTTGGCCGAATACACCCAGCCGCTGCTATCTGGGCCAACGGCGCGTTTAACTGGCCCTTCTAGAGCCGAGCTGACCGCTGCCGAACGCGCTGCACGGGATGCTGCTCGTCGCGCAGAGACGGCCCGTGAGAATGCCGCCCGTTACAACACGGAAGGCCCGCTGGGTGGCGAAGGGTTCATCATGAGGAAGAAGGGCGGCGCAGTCAAAGCCAAGAAGATGGCTTCGGGCGGCTCTGTCAACAGCGCCTCTCGCCGTGGTGATGGCATCGCCCAGCGCGGCAAGACCAAAGGTCGGATGCGCTAAGGATTGATCATGGACGACACCCCCCGCATGAAGTCGGTCAAGAAGATGTATGAGGATCTGACGACCGCGCCTGCGCGACCGTCTTTGGCTCATGACACCAAGCCGATGAATCTTGCGGACAAGATGTTTGCAGCGCCCAAGGCCAAGAAGATGGCTAACGGTGGTGTCACCCGTGCAGATGGGTGCATCACCAAGGGTCATACACGGGGGAGAATGGTATGAGAGCCAGCCGTGGCATGGGGGCCATCAACCCCAGCAAGATGCCCAAGAAGAAGGTTATTCACCGCACGGATGACCCGAACACTGTGGATATGTACGCAGAGGGTGGCTCCACGGTCAATAAAGCTGGCAATTACACAAAGCCCGGTATGCGCAAGTCGTTGTTTGAATCCATCAAGGCCCGTGCAGTGCAAGGTACTGCTGCTGGTCAGTGGAGCGCCCGTAAGGCGCAGCTTCTTGCTAAACAATACAAATCCAAAGGCGGCGGGTATCGTGACTAAAGCCCCGCAGCAATCGCTCAAGGACTGGACCGCTCAAAAGTGGAGGACTAAAAGTGGTAAACGCTCTTCTGACACGGGTGAAAGATACCTTCCGGAGTCTGCGATCAAAGCTCTCAGCCCTGCTGAGTACGCTGCGACAACGCGTGCGAAACGCGCTGGCAAAAAAGCCGGAAAACAATTCGTGAAGCAGCCTCCCAAGGTTGCGGCAAAAACCTCAAGGTTTAGATAATGGCCACCACATCCGGCGTCAGCAGCTTTAACCTCGACCTCTCCGAGATCGTCGAGGAGGCGTTTGAACGTGCTGGTAGTGAGCTGCGCACGGGCTATGACCTGAAGACGGCCCGCCGGTCTTTGAATCTGCTGTTCGCAGACTGGGCCAACCGTGGCATCAACATGTGGACGTTCGAGCAGGGGACGATTAACCTCGTCCAAGGCCAGAACACCTATCCGCTGCCCAACGACACGGTTGATCTGCTTGAGCATGTGATCCGTACCGGGGCTGGTAACGCTGCCACGCAGGCTGACCTGACCATCACCCGTATTAGTATTTCTACCTATGCCACGCTGCCTAACAAGTTGCAGCAGGCTCGTCCTATCCAGATCTGGGTACAGCGATACAACGGGCAGATCACCCCCACGGGGCTGTCTATCTCTGGCGGCACCCTGTCTTCGAACAATACGACCGTTACCCTTGATTCCACCGTGGGCCTGCCGGCTACCGGCTTCATCAAGGTGGACAGCGAGATCATTGGGTATGGAGCCATCAGCGGCAACACCCTTACGGGCTGCTCCCGTGGGCAGGACAATACGGCGGCAGCCAGCCACACTAACGGCACGGCGGTGTACTGGGCGCAGGTTCCTGCTGTGACGGTCTGGCCTACCCCGGACGGCTCCCAGTCCTACCAGCTTGTGTACTGGCGTCTGCGCCGCACACAGGACGCCGGTGGCGGTGTAAACGTAGCAGATGTGCCGTTCCGCTTCCTGCCCTGCTTGGTTGCAGGTTTGTCCTACTACTTGGCTATGAAGCTGCCCAACGCCGCCGACCGTGTCATGACGCTCAAGGCTCAGTACGATGAGGCATGGCAGCTTGCCGCAGATGAAGACCGCGAGAAGGCTGCTGTGCGGTTTGTGCCGCGTAAAGCCTACATTGGTGGCACCTAACTGTGTCTAACAGGTTTGCATCAGGCAAGAACGCCATCGCCATGTGCGATAGGTGTGGCTTTAGATTTAAGCTAAAAATACTAAAGACGCTGGTAATCAAGACAAAGAACATCAACATGTTGGTTTGTCCTGAGTGCTGGGAGCCTGATCAGCCTCAGTTGCAACTGGGTATGTACCCGGTTGATGATCCGCAGGGCCTGAGAAACCCCCGTCCGGACAGCACCTACCGTATTGCAGGTGTGAACACGGAAGGGTATCAAACGGGCGGCAGCAGGATTATTCAATGGGGCTGGAATCCGGTGGGTGGTAGCAGCTTTTTTGATGCTGCGCTGACACCGAATAACTTGGTTTTATCTGTGCAATTGGGTACAGTATCGGTATCCACGACGTAAGGAGTGAACATGGACGCGAAGAAAGCTGTGCGCAAGCACGAACAAAACATGCACCCGGGTCAGAAGCCCACCAAGCTGCGTGCTGGCGGCAAGACCAACAGCGACATGCTCAAGATGGGCCGCAACATGGCTAAGGTTGCCAACCAGAAAGCCCCGACCCGCACGGTCCGTGGCACGGGGATTTAAACATGAAGTACCGTAACCCCACCTACAAGCCGATGGAACCTGCTGGCACGATGCCTGTCAAGGAAGCGCTGAAGCAAAACCAGTCGATTGCTAACCATCGAAGCAATCCTTATCCGGAAACCAAGACCTCGGGCATCAAAATCCGTGGCACTGGTGCGGCCACCAAAGGTTTGATGGCTCGCGGCCCGATGTGCTGAAATGAACTACACCCAGTTGACCGCTGCTATCTGCGACTACACGCAGAACTTTGAGCAAGACTTTGTTGCGAACATTCCGTTGTTCGTGCAACAGGCCGAGCAGCGCATCTACAACACGGTGCAGTTCCCCTCCTTGCGCAAGAACGTCACGGGTTCCGCGTCTGCTAACAACAAGTACCTGTCGTGTCCGCTTGATTTCCTAGCTGTCTACTCGATGGCTGTCGTGACGGATGTCACTGGCGGGAACATCAACACCGGGACGTACGAGTATCTGTTGAATAAGGATGTGAACTTCATCCGGCAGGCGTATCCTTCTCCTAATGACGTTGGCACGCCCAAGTACTACGCGTTGTTTGGCCCGACGGTATCTGGTGCAACGATTTCTGATGAGCTGTCGTTTATCCTTGGCCCGACGCCTGACGCGGCTTACGACGTTGAGCTGCATTACTACTACTATCCGGAGTCGATCTCGGTCGCAGCGGATGGTCAGACGTGGCTAGGCGATAACTTTGAGACTGTGCTGCTATACGGCTCTTTGGTAGAGGCATATACCTTCATGAAGGGCGAGGCAGACATGCTTGCTCTGTACGAGACGAAGTACAAAGAAGCTCTGGCTCTGGCACAGCGTCTTGGTGATGGTCTGGAGCGCAGTGATGCGTACCGCAGCGGTCAGTTCCGTGTGGCTCCGCTGCCGCAGAATAACGGGGTCCGGTAATGGCGTTTACAGGCAATTACTCCTGCAACACGTTGCGCTCGGGGCTTGCCAACGGGACGATCAACTTCGCCACGGACACGTTCTATCTGGCGCTGTACACCAACGCTGCCACGCTGGATCAGACTACTACCGCTTACACCACGACGGGTGAGGCGACGGGCGGCAACTATGTTGCAGGCGGCAATGTTGTGACGGCCACGATTGCCAGTGAGCCAAATAACGCCGGTGGCAGCACGACGTACATCAATTTCTCATCTCCCGCATGGACCGGTGTAATCACGGCGCGTGGCGCGTTGATCTACACGCCCGGCGCTAACGGTGCTGTCTGTGTTTTGGACTTCGGCTCGGACAAGACCTCGACCAATTCTTTCACCGTGCAGATGCCCGCTAACACCAGC